ACTATCTTTAGATTCACCTACTGCTTATTGATACTGATATACCCACCCAACTTCCTAAAGGAAAATGACCATGTCTAATAAACCTAGCCTACGCATTATGATTGTAGGTTCTAACCTTACCTTAGCTCAATTGGAAAGTTTGCACAATGCTGTTGTGGATAGCGCATTGATTGATGGTGTTGTAGAGGCCGATGCCATCGCTGTAGAATCGCACGTAGATATTACCCAAGTGACCGATGGCTATCATTCGTTTGATGAGATATATCAACATCGCCATGCGCTGTTTATTGCATTATGTTGCGAGTTGAAAATCAGTGGCACCAATGTGTGGTACTCACACTCACACCACGATGGTAGCGGTTATCCCGGTTGGGTTCTGGTAGGCGCAGATCTACGCACTGGGCTGGATGTCAATGATGACGTTACACCGATTAGCTATCATCTGCCTGCAACCTACATCCCTCACTTAGACGCAGCTGGTGTGACATTTGTACCGCGTGCGCCACATTGGGATGGGCATACGAGCCACGATGTGATTGATCGTTTATTAGCTGCATATGGCGATAGTGCTACACGTATCGTTACCGCCGACGTAGAAGAATTACCCGATGGCGATACATGGCCAAACGATGATCAGTGTACAGTTATTTACAAAGATGCCAATAATCTTATTGTGGTTTCTGTAGATGGGGCCGATTGGGACCGTACGCACGGTGAGCGCAGTATGCAGGGTCATGTTTACATGTATGGCATGGAAACTAAACCACTCGACATGCTACTCTTTCAGCAAGGACCTATCCCACAATACGGTGTCAACGGCATAACTAATGAGGCGTTGTTGGCCACGTTAATTCACCGCACTGAACATTTGGATGCACAATTCCCATGTAATGAAAATGAAGTGGCGCTAGAGCACATGCGTGCCGCATTACGTGCATTTGAAGCACGTGCTACGCGTATGGCATCACAAGTCAAATAGTTGTAACACGGTGGGCGCTTGAGTGTACCCACCACACATCTCGAGGGAACCATGAAACTATTATTGTCATTACCTGTTACATCGGATTGGTATTTAGCCATCGATTTACACACCTGAAGCATGTGTCATAAGCGATAGCCAGACGGTGTAGTCTGGCTATATGCCCGCTTTAATTTTATTGAGGAGCTGTATTACATGAGCTAACCTTATTCTGGAAACGCATAATGTCTAAATACATAAACCCGTACAGCTCAGCTGTAGACCTTTATAATGAAGTAGAACCCACGTCACCGTATCGCAAAGTTGCTGCATTGGCCATTGTTGCTATGCTAGGTTCACTAGAGCTATATTTGCTCAAGCTAATCAGCAAACAACACACCGTGGGTATGGATGTAAAGAAGGGATTGGGGCAAACGCTTCAACTCTTAAACAAAAACACCAACACGATATTGAGTCGTCTTTTATCGCTAGGTCTTATTGTGGAAATAACTGTAGATAGCGATAAGAAACGTCGCTTTGATTTAACACCCATGGGTCACACGGTAAACAACTGTAACGAGTCAGATTTAGATGCACATCTAAACTGGTACGTGGATTTCAAGAACGAAACAAAGGGGTCTTCGTAATGCAACAAAACAATGTAACGGAAACCGTATCTGTACTGTTACCATGTCCAGATTACGACACCTATGCACGTTCTACGGAACTACGCCACGAAGAGCGATTTGGTGCATCTTTACATGACGCAGTTCGATTGCTGATGCGGACAATGTGTTTAGATTTTACTAAAGCGGATTGTTACGATGAGTTGCTAGAAATAGCAATGGATACCTTAGAAGACCCAGCAACTAATCCTCAAGAGATATCGCCATTCTTGCATCGCATGAATCGCATAGCTGCTAAAGCATTTGTCAGTGAGATATTGACAGCTGCAGAGATTTACATGGCACGTTCCATGTTAAATCTGCAAAAGGGTGATATGGGTAACATGCTAGATGTATCGGCATTCCATCGCCTAAACCAAGAAACATACCGTGTAGATTTTACACGTTCCGTAGAAACAGTACATGATAACCCAGATACAGGAGATGCCGCGCCATGTCCGTCAGAAAGAAACGATCTGGACGACCTAGAGGAGAGCCACGGGTTCGTCCTTATGCGGAGTTCACAGTCGACTCGGTCGACATTGTTGAACAACGTGTGCCGTCCATAGCGTGGTTTAATGGCTGCGCTACCATGACAACTAAACCGCGGTGGTGGCGTTGCGTCGCCACCGTTTATGGCGAACTTGCAGACGGCCGAATAGCTGTAGCGCAAATCGCCATGGATAGTGATGAAAAAGCACTGATATCCGAGGTGATCGAGAGTATCAATGCCCGCGTGGATGTTGCCATGGCCGATGCAAAAATAGTGGTGTTTATTCGCGCTGAATGCCGCTGTATTATCTTGGAACAAAAACCCATACCCAAAAGTTCTAAAGGAGAACAACCATGTCTTTAACAACACAACCTACCCTGCCGTTTGCTGGCTACATGACATTGCTGTCTATGCTGATCGATACGACCATTCGACAAAATGCTCGCAGTGACCGCACAGGTACAGGTACGGCGTCTATGTTTGGCGATCAATTAACATTTGATTTAAATACAGCATTTCCATTATTACCATGGCGTCCCGTACATCTCGTCGATGTATTGCGTGAACTTGCATGGTTTTTAGAAGGCTCTATCGATGTCAACCGCTTAAAGGCATTGGGGTCTAATATTTGGAATCAGTGGGCATTGCCTACGGATCAAAAACATGACATGCCCATGTCCCCGTACGAGCGTGCTAGACATTACGCCGAAACATCGGGTAAATCCTTGGATTCAGTTATCCAAGAACTACAGGCATTAGGCGATATGGAAAACGGCCATAAGCATTTAGATACATTGAATGTGCCGCGGACATTGGAACACACGGTGGTGCAGGCAGGCAGTATCGGTCCGATGTATGGTGCACAGTGGCGTAAGTGGCGTTCCGTTACAATCGCACCACAAGGTAACATCCATCGTGAAGATTTCGATCAAGTTAAGAAACTGATACATGACTTGACTCATAATCCGTACTCACGTCGCCACATCATCAGCGCTTGGAACGTAGCGTATTTGCCTAGCGAAACTATGACGCCACATGACAACGTACGTGCTGGAAAAATGGCTATTGCACCGTGTCATCAAATGGTGCAGTTCTACGTAGTGGATTTATCGTTTGAACAACGGTTAGAGGTGTTCCACGCTAACCGCGTTGCATTGGAAGATGAAGGCATTCGGTTAATTGATGCCGCATACCTAGACAAACAAGGCGTGCCACTAAAAGGATTGTCTGCTAAAGTGCATATGCGTTCATGTGACATCATGTTGGGCGCACCGTACAACATCGCGTCGTATGCTACACTGGTACATTTACTGTGTGCTAAATTAGGCATGGCGCCACAAAAACTCATCATGTCTTTTGGCGACTTACATTTGTATAGCAACCATTTAGATGCTGCTATCGAAATGCATAATCGTTATACTGGCCACATGGAAAATCCGGATTACGCGTATAGCTTATCACCTAAGTTCTATGCACCTGAAGGATTTGATGTTACATCGTTCATGGGTAAAACAAATGAGTTTGGCGAGATTTTAGTAGAACAAGCAGATGTGGTAAAAGATAAGCTAGCTATGTTGGCCGGCGGTTTAACGGATTATAATCCTTATCCCAAACTGAAAGCTGCTATGCCTATCGCCGTCTAACAAACAGGATGTCTGTATTTTATGCAAAGGTAACTTTGCACATTAGGCAGCCATCCTGCTATTAGGGACGTGGACATTCTATTTGGCAAAAATAGTTCCACATCTCTTTTTTTTTTGTTAACCGGAGACAGGGTCGTGAAAATCATTGAACTCATCATGTCGGTTTTGATGCGATGGATACAGGTTAAGAACACACCGCCAGTAATCAATACTTCACGAACGCCGACACCTCCACCTATGCCTGATGTTGACGCAGGCGTGCCTACTTATCACATCAGCCTTTATTTAAAAGATGGCACTTCACAAACACGTGCGCGATTTAATGATCAATATTGCATACGTACAGATGGCCATGTTTATGTGAAAGATAAAGGAAAGTGGGTTTGTATGCCCGACGTCATTGGATTGTCATTTTACAAAAAAAACATATAGCGCCATATACCCACACCGCGGAGGTGTGGGTATATGCTGACTTAGTTTAAACCACCCAATGTACGACGTATCACACGGTCATGTGCTTGACGATCGTTCATGAGCGCAATTTTACCCCAACGTTCTTCACGGAATGTTTTATACATCTCGTTAGCTTCAGCGTAACTGTCAATGATACTACCAAAACGACCCAGTTCCGAACCTGAGAAAATGAATGCACGATCCATAGGGATTTGACATTTTACCCAGATATGTGCTTTAACTGCTAACTCAACCATCTCTGCAAATTTGGCATAACTGGTGGGTTGGATTTGGTTCATGTTGGAATCATTTTCCACCCAACAACGCAAATAGATGTTTACAGGTAATATCATGTTGTCTTGTACCAATATTACGTTTTCGCCAATTAACTGCACGTTAGCTGTAGAGATAATGGGAATGGGGGCAGCAGCATTAAACACACCTGTAACTGCTTCTAACAGCGCATTGCCTTGCATGGGCGCTACGGATGTATTACCGACATATGTGCCATCGCCAAATGAAACATCCATGGCGCGTACAATAGAACGTCCTTGAGTTTTGAATTTAGGAATGCGGTATACCCACATGAATAAATCAACTTGTTCCGACGGCACGTCTTTTAAAGACACCGTCATTAATTGACCGTACTTTAAATTACAGTCAGGCAATACGCGGTCTTCAATAACGTCTTCACGAATACGCGCGTCTAATGATACCGGCTGTGTGGCCTTGTGCCAGATAGACGATACAAATACTTTCTCTAATATTTCATACGGAATAGAGTACCGCAGTTGTTTTAATGCGTAGCCGATAGGATTCATAAAAACCTCTGATAAAAACATATGGCCGCGGCCATTGTATAGATAGATAAGAAACAATGCTTCTACAGATATACATTATTTAAATGACATAACACACATGAGGGATGTATGAAACACCAGCTTATATACGATGTTTCAACAGTTCGCAATGGGTTCACCAATCTATTCTTTAGTGAGCTAGAAGCTACTGAACGATTGACTATAGAATCCGTATTGTTGAAAGATTTCTTGTTGCATCGTCTACACATTATCTATTGCGTTCCTGTAATGAACGCAGCATTTATGTTTCAAAGCATAGATGGAGTAGTGGATACATTACAGCGACACACAAAACATCATAACTACCAAAGCATTATTCGTAAGTGTGAGTTGTTAGATACTGCCATTCGTAAAACAATGAAACCTAATGTAGCAGTATTTTCAGGTACGCAAATCACGGGTGGCGCAATAATTAACGACTGCTTTATTTTGGAGCTAAACAAATGACCACGGCTACTTGCGATTTATCCAACATTGCCACAATGTTTTTGATGAAACATAATTGTTTTGCAGACAAGTACGCAGTCGCCAAAATTACAGCAATGGAAGCTACTACATTAACGTATCACATGTTTGAAGATTCTGTTAATACATTAATGCTTTGGCTTAACGACACAACATTTTTTCATAGCCGACTATCGTTGATTTATGATTGGTACGCAGGTGGTGAAAAGTCTAGAGTATCGGATGAACAGGGTGAGGAGATGACCGCTGAGGAGTGGACTGCAAATGTACGCTCTGCACGAATGTCAGATGACTATTACGTTACTGTGTACGACCCTATTTGGTTACGGATAACACAGATGATTGAACAACACATTCCCGGTGAAACATACACCATGTGGACTGTGGGTAGAGCAGGTGATTTTGCTATACTTATCAGCGGTGATGACTATCGGTTAGTACAGTGGCATTCGTTAATTAGTACAAAAAAAATAGCGGCGCCATCACGTAAGCGCCAGTGGAGAACCGTACGAAATGGCTGATATATATTTGAACTATGAAGATGACGATATCTACTGTACACCCGGCCAACGGATACAGTGGATATTTCCAGTGATAGAATGTCGAGCTACACGTAATCTGCGCGACATCGTTAATACGTTTCGCCAAGAAAGAATTACGTTTACATTACTGTTGGGGGATTTTATAGCATCATTGTTAATGACCGAGTGGGATTGTTTTTATGACGATAGAACGGGCGAACAAAAAGCACATCCTGAAGACCGCATGAGCGCTGTTCTGGTAGATGTGCTAAGCGATGGCATGTATAATCACGTTGTACACGAGCTCGGCATGGACGGCGATGATGATGATGATGATGATGTATTAGACACTCACATCCAATCATACACAGAAGCGCTTTACCATGAGATGGATGCCATACACAGCCAGTTGTTGGCTGTGTATGTGCCCTATGTACGGAAGTATTTAGACCGTGCAGATGCCATGCGCGTTAGTAAAATAACGGGCATTGATATAGTTGGAGACGCATTGTTTGTAATAGGAGTGCTAAGATGAAAGTGTTTGTAGACATCCAACGATTTACGGACGGGCTGACCATGTTGTTACGTAGACATGTCAGTGTAGCGGTCGCTAATGTAACATGCATTTCTTCGTACATCACACCCATTGTAGACATGATTGTAAAATCTGAAAACAACCCAGTGCATGAATTGTGTGATATGTTAGACGATACTTTTATCCCTGATGATGTAGCATCTAAGTTTGCTGTGCGTGAAGTAGCGCGACTAGAAGATCAATTGAAAGAAGCCATTAGGTATTATCGACACAACCGTGGGTGTGTCGTTTATGCCCATGTTGTTTCCGATGCCCACTGCGTAGTAGAGATAGATGATTTACATTCACGACTTACTGCTCCTCCACGTCTTACAGATGAGGAAAGATATTTGAATGAACTTAAATTAGTGGTGCGTGATGGTGGGTATGTACCAGAGCGATTACGGAGGTTATTATAGTGCGTGTCATTGTTCCACTGGATAGATTAGAGTCCTACCTGTCCAGTTATGATGTTGAGCTATTGGTTCGCTACGGCATTCCGCTACATGCAATTATAGCGGAGTGTATCCGTGTGGCATTGGAGCAGAGTTTTGAGCGTGAGATACCTATGTCCAAAGAAATATTCATAGACGAACTTACATTCAATAACCGCATGTCTGCATTACGTTTAACAGATGACCGTGGAGTAGCGCCATCTATAGAAGATAAAATAACGCACTGTGGTGATGTAATGTATATTGTCTATAAACAATTGTTCCACTACATTAACCGCATTGCCGAAAAACTATTTGCCGAAGTAGGTATAGAGTATCGTGTGGATGTTTTGAAGCATTACATCTTACCCGATGGTGGATTGTTTATGGACTTAGATATTGAGTATCTTCCATTTAAAGTAAAAAGCGGGGTGACGAAATATGCCAAGACGACAACTAATCTTACCTACGGCGGACATCGTCGGGGTATATGAACGAAAGATAGCTATGGTTTCCAACGTGTTGTTAAGCGATACATTGAAGCCCTATGAGCCCTTGTATACAGCAATGCAATACTTGGAGTACGATGATAAAAACGCTATTGTCGAATATGCAGATAAGTTATTTGATCGTGCGCTGGACATTACAGATGACCGCGTAACGGCAAGTATCTTTGCACAAACCGCATACGACTTTGGAAACAAATACCACGGTGTCTTAACAAAGTTAGACCTATATGAACCACCACCAGATAATCAAAATAAGAGATTCTTTCCTTATTACTTTGGTGGGTGTTTAGGCGGTGACATTATTGTTAGACCCTACCAATGAGGTGACACATGCAACACTGCTACATTCTGCCTATAACGGCAGATAGTCTATTAGAAACAATACAGCGGTGTCATTATCTAGATACATTGGTTGATGATCGACAACTCATTGAAGTGGCCAGTTATGTGCTAAACATAATTGGCACGGAGGAAGAGACTGACTTCGAAGATGAAATCATTCAGGCGGCAGGTAAGTTCTATAATGAGTCTGTAGATTTGCTTATGCGTAAGCGCGACCTATCGCAGTGTTATATGAGTTACATTGTGGTCGATCGCTACGGCACAGTGTTTGTTACATTATCTAAAAAGGTGATATCATGCCCGCAACGATTACATCGGACAACATAGGTCAGTCTGTTCAGTTCTCAGTTTACCCTGTTGGGTTTTTGGGTAACAATTTTAAGAATGCTAAAATCCTAGCAGTATTTGATGCAGAAACAGCCAGTGCATTTATTGATGTGGTTGCGATGCATGCTAACGTATATCCGTCACTACCATCAGGTTATGCATTGCCCGGTAAACAAAACACGTACAATTATGTACGACTACGTTTGCAGGATGGCCAGTTTACTGTATTGGGTATCCCGTGGATTGATATGTCTACATTTGAAGTGATTGAGTTACTGAAGTGCAATTTGGTTGTAAACGATATTTTGCCATCGCAAGTACAGCGTTTACGCAATGCATTGATCTCCAATGGCTTTACAAACTTCGAGTTAGAGCAAGTTGCATTAAGTTAGATTTATATATGTGAAAGTACCTCTGCTTTCACATGCAGGACTGGGTGCGCACCCGGCGATATAGACATGTTCCTTTCCTCCTTGGGTGACATGTCAACGCGATATGCCCGTGCGCACCCTCCCATGTTGGGTGGGCGATTGGACTACCATGCCGACGGGCATGGTAGTCTTTTATGCCGATCTTTTTTTTGAACGATTTGGCTGTAGTATGACACACTGAGGAAACTGACATGAAAGTAAACAATCCATTCGTGGGACACGTAGATACATACGTCCGAGATATTGACCCACTGGAAGCATCACTACAACAAGCAGCCATGTATTTATCACGCACACGTGATCGCCCATACGACGCATGTTTAGCATTTGTTAGAAAAACAGTCGGTGCATCAGGTGCACGTCCTGTAAATGATCCTACGGTATACTTTCTATCCCGCCAACAAAACGGTGACCGCGTAAAGAAAACATCTACGTTTTCAGAATATTTAAAATTCGTTATTAGCCACAAGTTAGTTATGGTTCCTACGATGACAGTGTACTTCAACCCACACCAACGTCGTTCTTATTTGGCCGAATACATTGAATTGAACGTGGCATTACGTGACCATCATAAACACTTGATGTTTGATGCCAAAGAACGTGGCAATACTGCTGTGGCACAGTTTGAGGATAACAACCAGACCACTACTAAATACAAGAACAACTCGTTGTCAGGCGCGCAGCTATCTCCATTTACACCACTGTTTAATAAGTCAGGTCACTCTACATTGACGTCTACATGCCGTACTACGACGTCCTATGCTAATGCTAACAATGAATGGTTCTTAACGGGTAATCGACATTATTGGCATCCTAACACGGTCATGGCACACATCACGACTATGTTGATGTACACTGACTTTAAAATGGTGCAAGATGCGGTAGATACATTCAACCTACACATCCCTACTGTAAACCAAGTTATGGATGTAGTACGGTGGTCATCACGGTTCTATTGGAACGGCCGTGGCTATTACAATGACATTGAACAGTACGTCAGCACGTTAAGTGATATAGAGCGATGTGCGTTTGTTTACATTGGCGACATGCATCACTTGGCTATCTACAATGAAGACTTCATGCGTTGCTTCTTTACGGACATGTCACGTCGTTCTTCTGTAGAATCCTCATCACCTAAAGAACATGTATCGTTAGTAGATGAAGATGTTGTAGGGTTAGCCACTCTGTTGTGCGCTTCCGATATGCGTGGCAGAAAGCTCAAAACAGTTATTGAAGAAAAGGATACTCACACGTACGGCGTAGTGGCTAGCACATGTAATCACATTCGTTTGACGTTAGAGAAGTATCGTTTACTTATAGAAGGTCTGTGGCGTCCTGCGGTGTTACCACCATCGATTGCCTATTTGCCAGCTATTAAACGTCGTTGCGTCATTGCGTCCGATACTGACTCTACCATTTTCACAACACAACGCTGGACAATGTGGTTTACAGATGGCGAGTTATTTACACCGAAGTGTTACGATATTGGATACACTACAACGTATTTGACTAACCAGATGATTAAACACAAACTCGCACAAATGTCGTCTAACATCGGTATGGTTAAAGAACATCTGTTTAAGACAGAAATGAAGAATGAATTCTATTTCCCTATCTTCTCGTTGACCAACATGGCTAAACATTACTTTGCCTATCGGTCAGCACAAGAAGGATTGATACTGAAGAAACTAGAGTCCGAGATTAAAGGTGTGAACTTACGTGACTCTACCGTGTCGGTAGAAATCATGGGTGGGGCTAAGACGTACATGCATGCTTTGATGGATGGCGTAATGGCCGAGGGCACTGTAACGCTAGCTAGCTTACACGAACCTATCGTGGCATTTGAGAAGAAGATCAGTGATGATTTAAACATCAGCGGGTTTAACTACTTGAAAGCCGTACAGGTCAAAGACTTAGAGTCGTACATCCAAAAAGAAGAAGCGCCTAACATCCAACACCACAAGTTTTGGAATGAAGTCTTTGCACCTAAATACGGTGAAGCACCTGTGCCTCCGTACGATGCCGTGCGTATCTCTGTGGACTTGCCTAACAAACGTTCATTACAGATGTGGATTGATAGCATTCAGGATATCGAATTAGCTATACGTCTGCGTGATTGGATACAGGCCAATGGTAAGAACTATTTGACCACTATGGTTTTACCCGTGTCCAATCTAGAAGTTTCGGGTATGCCACCTGAAATAGCTTCGGTGGTACATGAACGCAAAATCTTATCTACCACAATGAATGCGTTTTACATTGTGCTAGAATCCGCAGGTATCCACATGCGTAATAAACACTTTACCAAATTGGTATCTGATTCGTATATAAAAGACGTAACAGCGGCATAGTGGCAGCCTTGCGACTGCCACAGTGGGTTACATAAAAGCCAAGATTTCTTTATCGATGTATAGTGACAATTCGGTAAAGAATCCGGCAGGTATAATGTTTCGAAGTCCTTTATCGTCTAAGATGGCAGTTATCTGTCGTCTTAGACGATTGAGGTGCATGCGATTACTGGATGTCGCACCCATTTGTTTAGATACTTGTACTAACAATCGGATAATGGAAATTCTAGCCATTATCAACCCCCACTTAAACTGTCGTGTAGGAGCGCCATGTGGTGCACGCATTAATGTATTTAACGAATGTGAAGTTACCAATGTAATACCTTCGACCATGTGATCAAACGACATTGGTCGACGTACCAGTAAATCCACTTCCTTATCCAATACGTCATCTAGGCGGTCAGTAACATCCAGTACGTTAAATGGATGCGCACGTATAAACGATTCTTTATCATTGCCGAAGTAGGTAGCGCATAAACGATTTACAATGCACCAATCTAAATGGCTGTACATCATGTTGGTAATGGGGTACATCGAAACAAAGTGATGTGTGCGATTAGAGATACCTGATTCGCCCATCATGCGTTCTTCTTCTGACCACATTTTGTATTGTAACGCCAACATGGGAATGTTTATAGAAATCACCACATAACCAGTTTCATCTGTTCGATATTTGCCGTTAAGTCGTTGGATTGATAAATCTGTGAATGGATGGTTCAATACACGCACTGGCCGTAGTTGACGCCAGTTAGCCGCCGCATGAGTAACATCAAATGCACGTTCATCGGATATAATGATTTCAGGTATCTCTAAATTGTAGAATGTACCTTTCTCATGGATAACGCCGTACGATGTAGGTGAACAAAACTTAAAGTGAGCACATGTACGAGATAAACTCTCCGATATAGCGTCCACGTATTCCTTAGGTGATCGATCCATGGAGGTAATCATCGATAATAGTAATTTGACTAACACATGTTCGTTAGGTACGAATGTTTTATGGGAGGTGTAATAGTCAGCAATGTCTTTTAGGTTTTGCACACATAACTTTTTTATGTTTTCAAAGTTAGGTGGTGTGATAGTGCCACGTTCCACGGTGCTATCCATGGTAAATAAGTCATAAGGCATGATGCGGTCCACCGTTAGTGATAAAGTGTATCACAGAATAGAATTGAAGAAATATTGAGATGTACATTATTTAAGTGACTTAGCTATTGGATTAGTAAAGTCATCCCTATTTCGACTGGAGTATAACAATGAATCCCTTCGTATTGAATAAAATGCATGGCGCATTTGTTCCAGATAGATTAACCGATATTGCAGCCACTACACCTGCAGTCAGTCCAGAGCCCACAGTGCAGCCACAACACACGCACACTCAAAGCTTTCCTAAGTACATTGGTCTTACCTCGTATCATTTTGATGTAGCACATCGTGGTGATATAGCCATGTTAATGGAGGATGACTGTGGTGTTCGGGTAATATGCGATGTAGTTGTAGAAGATGACTGTCGTGGCGTGGATATGTTATCCCATGTTTTTGGATTTGCGGTAATGCCTAAAATGGCAGTGTTTATAGAACACGATGGCCGCAACACAGCCAGTGTTATGGACATGTTACATCGTCTATATCGCTTTGAAGATACGTTGATTTTTGTAGTGGTTACACACACCGACAATAATGCTGCCATGGAATTGGTAGCTGCATTAATGTTGGACAACGTAGAACCATTCCGTCGGACTTATGGCCGTAATAGCACTATTTACTATAATCCCACAATGATAGCACACATAACAGAACATGAACAAGGGTGGCACGATTTGGTGCCTCTTACTGAAGGAAGAGATAAACCAGCTGTAGGCGCGGACATTGACTCGAATATACGGCAGTTAAATGCTTCCGCTAAACACTTCATGTCACAGGCAGACATGGCGCGATATCTTGATGACATTCCAGATAAAGATTACGAACCATCGTGTGTAACTGTTGATTATCGCGGTAGTTTAGACAGATATCCTACGTTAGACCGCGCTGTGCAGCACATCCAAATCACACCTATCGTAGACACGGAGTATTATCGCCATCTTCGGCAAAACATGGGACTCCCAACAAAACCAACGACTGAGTCACATGCATTACGCATTAGTGAATTATCGGACCACCTGCATCCATCCGGTGTCGGAAATAACCGCGTTACTATGGCAGTTAATTACGTAAACCACCAACGCATTAAACAACGTGTTGACGTTGGCGAGCTAGTGGTGCGCCACAGCTTACGTACCATGGATTTAGCACTCCCCAATGTGTATAAATCAACTAAATAGTTACGCACTACTCAAACATCTGTGCTCAAGCGAGCACAGACTTTTATGCTAAAGGAGCATTACCGTGGAAAATGAAACTCAAGTGGATATTTCTTTTGTTGACGCAGCTAAAGAAATCTGGGCGTCTGTGCATCCAGACGAACCGTACGATGATGATGCCATTGCGCAGATGGCCGAGAACTTAGAAGCGGTATATCCACAGTGTACTGTGGAAATGCCTATTGTAGAGTTTGGCAAATTAACAGACAACGCACGTGCTTTGTTTGTAACACCACTGTCCACAGACAATCCACTGCAAACATTTACAGTGTTCTATCCTGATGTAGGTCGATTCATGTTTGTACACACGGAGTCTGGCATGCCTGTGGAGATGTCATCAGCCGAGTGCTTAAGCATCCCTACGCAGTATTTGACTGCTGTCATCGGCGCTGAGCAAATGTTATTTGTGGAAGGTGCGCTGACAGGCAATATTGAACCCAACGATCCTGTAGCTGAACAAATGCGTCTCATGGTGGAAGCGCAACGTGAACAAGCTACACATGACGACGAGCTCAAGCATATTGCATTAAACACGGAACCAGCGTTACATGGTAGCCACATGCCGGGTGAAGCAGGTGTGGATAATCCGCCTGATGATTATATTTCGTTTGAGCAGTATTTAGAAGTTATGCGTAAAATGCATAGCTACGAACAAATGCCTAGCGATCATCGTGTGCAGTTTGACCATGCGTGTGCTTATCGTTGGCGTGACATTAAAGCATTGAAACTTATCTTAGCATCTGTGGAAGGTAATGATGGCACCAGTGCTTTAGGTCGTTACAATGCTGAGCTTGTACGGCTGTCCATGGTAAACGATCAAACGTATTTAGAACTAACGCATTTACGTAACATGATGCGTGAAGAAGCTAAAGTGTTCCGCGAGCTAGCTAAAAGCCAAGCTAAGAAAAACAAACTTGCAGCACAGTCCATGGGCGTGTTTGCAGACCGTATTGATAACTGCCTAGAGTTGTTAGGTCCGTTACCCGATGATGCCGTGGATATGTTAACACGGCTAAACAAAATACTTGATTTGAAAACAGAGGAGGCTGCTAAGAACTTAAATGGAGTCATCATTTTATCCACGGAAGTCGAACGTCTGCGTAATGTGTTACAACAAGAAGCAGACTATTGTTACAATCATGCCAATGCTTTAGCGGAATCAGATCCAGAACGTGCAGCACGTCACCGCGAGCGCGGTAATCGTTTAGCGTTACAATTGAATCCACCTGTACCCGTGCCAGAATCAGAAGAGTCTTTAGCTGAAGACATCCCTGTTTCAGGCGCAGACATTGATGATGTAATTGCCACAAACGAGTAATGGAATACTGTACGAGATAATATGTAGACGAAAGTCCGCGTGCTAGTCGTATGACTAGCACTAACCCACCCACTATACGCCGATTCATCACATCCAACAAAAAGTCGGTTGTATATTATCCTAATGGAGCACTAGCTAAGCTCCATTTAAATACATGCATGATATATTCCAAGGAGAATAAAATGGCCGTTAACAAGCCAACTTCACGTCAATCGCGTCAACCGCAAGACACTCAAGCTACACAAGACAATCGTGTAGACGACCAACAACAAGAGGAAGAACGTGGTAGTCGTTTCCAACGCCGCACACGTTTTGACCCACGTCCTATCGTGTCGCGTCACGGTAACACAGGCGATGTGGCTGTCATTGCGGAATACTTCCGTAAGCAAATCGAATCTGTAAAAGACTTAGATGGCGATGAAGTAATTGTTTTAGACCACAAAGTCAGTGGCGGTATTTTGAGCTGCATTTTGATGTGTCGTAGCGAAAAGATTGGCAATAACAAAACTGCAGTAACAGTCCATACGTACATCATGGAATGTAGCGGTGGCCGTTTACCGAAACAAATTTCCAGAAGCAACAGCGACCGTGGTTTCGGTGGCCGTCAGTTAGAAATCGATGGTGTTGCGGGCGATGTTGCAACCAAGAAAATGCGTGAAGAACGCGTCATGTCTGTAGTGCGTAGTCATTACGGTAGTGCAGCGGATATCTATCCTGCCGGTGTATCTGTAGTGCCACGTGAATTGGCATCTACAGATGAAAAACAACTGTATCAAGTGTTCGTAGACGGCATCGAAGCTGTTCACCGTACAATGGATATGGTTACTGGCGAAGTGGAGCCGTTCAACTTACAAGACGTACCTTCCGATATGTACGTACGTGCACAGGTTGACATCAATCCACCTCCGTTGTTTGACAGCACAAGCATGCCAATCCGTAGCGATATCGCGATCGCTATCTCGGCTATCAACCGTAACAACAATGAAGAAAATCGTTATGATGCCAGCGAAATCCCACTGGTTATTGCCGATGCATTTATTGATGTGTTGTACGCCAAAGCTGACCAGTACCAAAATCCCAATCAACGTACGCCACAAACGTACTACGCTAACGCAGTCATCACACGTATCGGTAACCCCGATGGTGCAATGATGTTAGAGTATTTGGGTTTGGGTATCCATGCAATGTCCTTGTTGAATGCTGATATGGGTTGGGTGCGTGTGTTCCGTCAGAAAGTGGCACGCGAAAACTCATGGCGCGATATTGGTGCCGTAGGTTGGGAAGCACCACACTTGGATATGGATGACGATAATCCACGTGCTAAACCAGAGCCACATCAAATCGACATCACATCGCACAACTTCTCGGAAAGCCGTTGGTTCCAGTTGATGGGTGATGCATTCCATCCCGGTTTGATTATTTCAATCGACATTGGCGAAACTACAGGCGATAGCTGGTTAAATGGCGTATTGATTGATGCAGCCGAAGGCAACGATACAGCGTATCAAGATGTTATTGATGCGTTTGATAACTTGACTTCTAATGGTTTCAGCAAGCACTTCCCTGTAGGTGAAGAGTTGTTCTCTACTGACAACAACCGTATTGCCAAAGGTTATTGGACATCAGGTGACGAGAAGCGTTCATTGGACGATTTGGATTACTTGGCTGCACTCAATATCTGGGGCAGCACTGACATGACTGCTGTAGCAGACTGGGAACGTACGTACAGCGAGAAAGGCGGTTCATTGCAATCTCGTATCGAACGTCGTTTACGTATGCAACGCCATGTCTTTGAAGCAGAAGGCAAAATGGAAGTGAAAGGCTGGGCTTATCGTTTGACTGTCAATCCCGAAGTCGTAAAAGCGTTAGACAAAGCCATTCGCGCAACAGGTGTGCCAATTGACTTGAACGATGTAGGCGATAACTACGGTGGCTTTAGCCGTCGCAGCTCTTCTTCATTGTCACGTTACGTTGTTGACCCACGTGATGTACGTCCTAATTATGGTCGCAGTCGTCGTGACCGTGATGATGATGATGGCGATCAACGTGGCCGTAGCAATTCTCGTGGTTGGTCATATCGTCGGTAATGTGTAATGATGGCAGAGTGGGTTTCCACTCTGCCTCTATACCCACATTTTTCTTTTTGTTGGAGTTTACATGTCTGTATATTTAGAAGTAGTAGATCACGACGCCAGATTTGCTAAGTTAACAAAAGAACCTTTAATTGCCAATTACATTGATATTGCAACAGAAGAGGAGCGACGCAACCTAAAACAATTACTGTATACACGGCATGAAGGCGATAGTTTAAACGTAGTGCCACGATGTCGTTGCGAAACGTTGATAGGTACTGACAAAATTGGAATGCTTTGTTCTAACTGTGGGTCGATGGTTATATCCCAATTAGAACGTCCATTGGAATCTACCATTTGGTTAGAGACACCCAGAAAAACAGCAGCGTTAATCAACCCTGTAGCATGGACTGTGTTATCGAACACCATGACAACTTCTGGATTTAATATCTTGGAGTGGCTAGTCAACACCAACTACGCACCGCCTGCTAATGTGCCTAAGAAACTAAGTCGTTTAGTAGACATGGGCATACCGCGTGGTCTAAATAATTTCGTCAAGGGGTTTGACGAAATAATGGAAGATGTGTTATCTGTACGTGGGCTAGTAAAACCCTATGGTCCAGATAAAGATGACTTACCGCAATGGATTCACCAAAATCGTAATAAACTGTTTTGTGACCATTTGCCTATGCCGAGTGAGATGGGGTTTGTTATTGAAGCCACTAGCTCTTCTGTGTTTCTGGATAAAACCATTACATTAGCGCTAGATGCGTTTTGGACAATCGTGTCGATTGAAAAGGGCATGCGGCCATTGTCAGAACACTGGCGACAAGTAAAGACGGTGAAAGCTGTTTCTAAGTTAGCTAACTACTATTACGCGTTTACCAACAAAATGCTAGGTGGTAAGCCCGGCATGATTCGTAAACACATCATGGGTGGTAGCTCACACTTCTCGGCACGTGGCGTGATATCTTCGATATGGGAACCACATCGCTACGATCACATTCGTTTACCGTGGTCTATGGCATTGCAGTTGTTACGTGTGCATTTGATTAACAAACTCATTAAGCGTCGTTATAGTCCTGCAGAGATCGCAGCGCTGTTCCGTGATAGCGCAATGTGTTACAACCCTGTATTTGATGAACTATTTAATGAGCTGTTATCAGAATCATTATCTGGTGCATTACCTGCAACGATTGGCCGTAACCCTACACTGGCCAGAGGGTCAATCCAATACTTACCGATTGGACAAATAAAAACAGATCCTACAAACAACACTATTGAGATATCTAACTTGTGCCTGAAAGGTCCCAACGCTGATCGACTGCCCTCAATGGATAAATGAATAGCTACATATTACCTAATTGACATTAGTCTTGGAGGTTGTATGCGCTTTTATTTAAATCCTGTAGAATCGGATGAATATCCGGGGTTCTACCTTGTGCCAGACATTGAACGTCTGGTTGTTTCTAAACAAGGACATTTCATAGACATCTTTCTGAAATGCTGTTATATCCCAACTGTAGGCAGCTATTTTCCATACCCATGTATTCGTGTAATAGGTGATAAAAGTTATCTTTGTCATCGGTTAATAGCAAAGACATTTTTGTTAGTTCCCGGTGGAGAAGATGGGTATATGGTAAATCACCTTGATGGTGATAAACTAAATGTCCATTTAGATAATCTAGAATGGTGTACGCCAAGTGAAAATGCTAAGCATGCCTACATGTCAGGTTTACGCAATGACAACACACCAGTTGAAGTTATCGATCTTCGTGAAACAGATCCAGTGCCACTTGTGTACTACAGCATGCAGGAATGTGCCAGATCGTTTGGTAAAAATGCCGAAGTAGTTCACCGTTGGCTTAATGGATCGCAAAATGTACCGTTTTGCGATTATTACAATTTACGGTACCAAAATGGAGATTGGAAACCAATTACAAATGCTGACATAGGTGCAGTATTGAATGGTGCCCCAAAAACTATTGTTGGATATAATGGTGATGGCGTTGTGTATATTTTCGAAAGCTACGGATTAGCTGCAAGGCACGTCGGTTCATCTATCTACCATTTAAACAAGCACGCACTGTGCCGATCGACCGAACCAATTGGTGGATTTTTGTTTAGGTTTTTTGATGATTTTGATGGCGGCAGCGAAATGTTAGAAAACGCGGAAGTATTTAGATTACCTAAATCTATTCCACCAAAACGAACTCCAACGCCAATACGTGTAACAAACCAGTTAACTGGATGCGTAGAAGATTGGGATTCGACTGAACAGTTTTCAATAGCACACAACGTGAAGAAGAACACTCTACAGAAAGCAATGCTTAGAGATGCGAATGTTTGGAAACATTTCAAGATTGAGTATCGAGGTCCTCTCCTGCAGTAATGCACGAGTAGTCCCTTTTTAATTGCCAGAACGTGCTAAAGCTCATCGACCTGTACAGGTGTCGAAAGACAGAAATAATAGATGAGATATCCCATGTCGAGAGACTGAACGGGTGTTACAATGTACAACTTAGGCAGCGAAGCTATTTGTGCTCACAAGGCAAACAAATAGAACGTTCAACGACTGTCCCGTAGCGGGGAGTAGGCTAGCAAGTGCAGCCGAAGTGAAGGCATCCCACATTTTGACCACAAGTTAAAATAGGATGATGGCATAGTCTCAACGTCCAGAGAAAAACTGGAGCTAAGCAGGTCATGCTGCGGGTAGGATTAACGACCCTATTGAAGAAATTGTTCGATGGTGATGCAATGAATGTGATGTTAATGTTGGATGAATACTTAGCAAGCTACATGGAAAGACTAGCTCCGCATACTTCGGCATTGGATCTTAATGAGCCACGTCGTATATCGCGTAACTTGGCCTTACCTAATCCATTGGTTGCGACAGTTTCAAATTATTTGTATGGCGGCCATAACTAAGAGGACCAAGATGGCAACGTTTATGTCTGGTGGTATCGATGGGTATCGCGCAGTAACGTACGGAAAGTTACACCCGAACACTGTAAGTTTTATAGAACGTTCTGGCGAGCGGTTTAGTAAATCACTATCTACGTATGGGAGAGAATTAGAAGAGAACTCAAAGCGTCTGTACAAGCGATATGATGAGTCCAAAATTGTAAGACTTGTACGTGCAACACAACGTAAAATTAGTAACTGGCATAGACCTGAAGGAATCTCTACGTTATCTACAATAGCACAGTTCCAGCATGCAAGTGCGCAAATGCGGCGTATGGTAATGGCTAACCCCATTGTACGTTCTGCATATGGCAACCAAGCATGTGTGGGCTATGGCGATAAGTACATCGATCATGAACGGGGACGTATAGGTAATGATCATTACGATTATCGCCGTGCTACCGATTCCATGTGGGTGTCCGTGGGAGATCGTGATGTGTCTACGTCATGGAGTGAAGAAATTGATGAAGATGATTACAATCTAAGTTTTGAAGAACGTGCAGATATTCTGCAAACATGGGAAAATCTGGAGGCTATCTTCCAGAAAGGAATGGATGATCCAACCGATCCGTTTAACAGTTCACTTTAATGCAATGCATAGCTCAAGATGGTATGTTGCCATCTTGAGCTATGGAGTTTTGTATGTCTAGTCCTTACCCATCACTAACAGCCACTGGTTGGATAACTGACCCAGTTAAGCGGGCTGATGTATTGCTGTATGATTTTTTTGTTGCTAATTACTCACAGTCCATTATTTTTCGTGGACAGATAAAGTCACTTGCCTATTACATTCAACGTAATACCGATATGTTTGTTTTACGTGACACATTGCAAACCGCTATTACTTCTTTGTTAAATAGCTATTACGATGGTGCTGAAGTATCTGTTAAAATAACACCTGTTAAAAATGCATTGGGTGTTGTAGATAGTGATTCCAATATGGATATCCAGATATCGGCGATAGTAATTCAAGACGGCAAGCGGTATAGTTTAGGTAAGCTAATCAGCGTTGAAAATGCTTCCGTTAAAAAAGTTATTAATGTCTAACCTACCGAGGAAATTGCTATGGGCATACAGCCACTATTACACTTTACCATTGTAGTTCTCGATAAAGAACCTGTGGATAAAACACCTGATGATTTTCAAATTGTTGTGGCAGAAATCACGGACAAAGGTCCTGATGTACATTTGTTTCCCTATACACGCAAAGCTACAGCTACCTTTGACCATGAGTTATTAACGCAGATTGTATTGCGTCGTTTAGCCATGGCCAACAAACGTACCTTTGCTGTAGGTGATAAGTTCCATGTGCGTATTCGTTTTAATGAATCGCCTGCTGAATACACGCATCTGCCCTCTAAAGTTATCGAACGTAAATAGGTGATATCATGGGTAAGTCAATTGCAGAGATAAGCGAGGCGTTGTTTACAGACGGCAATCCTCAAGTACAGGAATCCGAATTTAAACACGTGTGGCTTCCGTTAATAGCTGGTTTGAGTGGTCCTGCTCCTATTGAACGTTGGATGCACATTGCTGGTTCTCCATTTGCAGAAGTGGATGTGTTTAACGGCAATGAGTTCTTGTTCACCGTGCCACCACTGTTGTCGTCAGATGAAAGTGTTACAGAACCACTGAAGAAGTTAAGTGTTAACGCAGCCCTAGATGTCATCCAATTGCATTACAACTATCACCCTAACATCGGGCGTTCTAAGATGGATGAAATGCTTATGTCAAAAATAGGCAAAGGTAGTGCAAAGCTGGATTACGCTGTTCGTTTGAATGCCATTTTTAAACGGTATGGCTTGCCTGAAATACCTATCCAAGGGGTTGTAAAAGATGTCGTCAACAACCAAGACACCGCAAGTCCAGCCATTACCAGCGCTGATTTCGAAGAGCTCTAATGTTCTCCGAGTGGCTGAGGCATCTGACATTCACATGGGACATGCCAACACACCTACGTCCCACACGGTGTCATGTCTATTACGCATGTTTCCAGACAACGAAACAACTGCTGCATTGGATATCATTTATTTGGCAGGCGATGTGTTTGATAGACAACTAAACATGTCTGACGATGATGGTTTCCATATCCACGGCTGGATTTGTTTGTTCTTAGCCATGTGTAAAAAGTACAACATCATTGTCCGTGTATTGGAAGGTACGCCGTTGCATGATTGGAAACAATCTAAATGGTTCGTAGAGATTAATGACAAGTATGGAATAGGTGCAGATGTTCGTCACGTAACCATGTTGTCTATAGAGCACATTGAAGCGCTAAACATCGATGTGTTGTATATCCCTGACGAATGGTCTAGTAGTTGTGCAGAAACCCAACGTCAGGTAGGTGTGTTATTAAAGCAGTACAATCTGACCCAAGTAGACTTTACGATTATGCATGGGGCATTCCCACACCAAATGCCACCGCATCTACATAACCGTTTAGATTTGCACGACAGCGCGTTCTATTTGTCTATTACACGGTACTTTGTATTTGTAGGACACATCCATCTGCGTAGCCAGTTCGATAGAATATTGGCAGCGGGTTCTACTAATCGTATTGCACATGGCGAAGAAGGTGAGAAAGGACATTATCGTGTCGCTGTCCGTACAAACGGATTACATGACATCGATTTCATTCCTAACACCAACGCTATGCCTTACATTACCGTAGACGCAGAAGGGTTGACTGTAGATGAAACCAAAGCATTGCTAAAGCCTGTACTGGCTCGCATGCACAACAAGCGTGGCGCAGTTCGCGTACTGTGCAACGCTGTAGATGCTGCTGTGTCTGTCACGGACATTTATAAGTCTACACACACGCACATCCTGTGGAAAGTAGAAGTCAAGAAACGTACTAACAAACAACGGGTACTGGTAGAGCCTGTTCGTAAAGATATTGATAAAATTGTTTTACATCGGGGGAATTTAATGGACATGTTGTTACAACGTGTCACTGCTAAAAACCCTGAGCTATTACAACGCTGTCAGCGATTACTCAATGATTCAGAGGTGCTAGATGGGTAAGTATACCTTGCGATTAGATGGACGCATGAAAGGGCAGTTTCCAGTGTCCATAGCGACGTCATTAGCATTGGAAGGCCTGTTTGGGATACATCCAGATTTGCCTGCTCCCAAAACGCCGCATTGGCTGCAGTACGATACGTTGTATGTAAATCTAAGAACCGTCTTCCGAAATTTACATTCACTATTTAATGCACAAGAAAACGAGGAGATGCAAGTCGAAGACTACACTCCGTTTATATTGGAGGAAATGACACTTATTGAAAACATTGTAAAGCAGCATACCGAGAACAAAATGACGGTTCGTTTCTATGCGTGCAGCTATGAAAACATAAAAGGACTTTACCCGTACGCCAAGTTCAAAGATGCTACCACCATAAAGCAAAAGTTTTATTCAGCTAAAGAAACAGGCACGATAAATGCATGTTTCACAAAGTTAGGTGGGAAGAAGAACAAAGTGTTGGAGATATTTGATACAACCATTATTTCCGATCACAGTAACGTGTTGTTGTTATCTAGCTATGCAATCGACCTATTGCACGTTAAGCCTGTAAAAGACTTAGCGCTATTAGAATCCCACACAGGTGTTATCAAAAAGAAGAAAGACTGGTATACCAAATTAAACAATGGTAAGACACTCGAAAGAATTCCTTTTGATAAAATGACCGTGCAGGCCTTTGGAGATAGCAGTGGTGTGTTTAAGCCATATCCACAGTCACATCGACAAAAACTGGTAGAGCTCGCGAACAAATATCATTGGTCACAAATCACCACTAAAGACAGAATCATCCAGTGCGTTACATTAGCACGTGAACCTTTCTTTGAAGCCGACATTCGTAAGTTGTACTAGATAAAAAATAACCAATCTAGTTAACTATGTAAACAGGAGAACGCCCATGTCTGATAATAACCGTACACAACGCGAGAAGACAATTCTCGATGACCCTAAACTCAAACTCAGTGCAGATAAGTTACCCGATGGTGAAGGTCGCCCAACTTTTTCATTATACGCTGCTGGCAATAACCCACGCATCGACGTATACACCAACGTCCCCAACGATAAAGACAATGGCAAAATCCGTGCCGAAATCGATATCGTTATTGCTATGGAAATTCTTGAGATTATTGAAGAATACGCCACTAGCGGTGAAGTGGGCTGTAAAGCCACATGGGAAAACAGTGGTAAAGGTTGGGATCGTGCAAACAATCGTCCGACCAAAGATGCTTTTGTTAAATCCAAAATTGTTGTAGGTAAAGATAAAGAAGGCCGTCTTTACATTGCATGTCTGTCACCCGACCCAGACCGTCCTAAAGTACGCTTCTACTTTGGCCAAAATCTTTTCCGTAAAATGTTTATCGGTGAAGAAAAGGCTACTGATGCACAATGTGGCAGCATCTCTGCACGTGCATGGGTAAAAGCTGTTCGTGCGTTATTGCCTACTGTATTAGCAACACAGTACGTACATCGTACAGCTCAATCCAATAACCAAAACGGCAGCTATGGTGGAGGCGGTGGCAACTACGGTGGTGGTGGTAACAATCGTCAACAAGGTGGACGTAGCCAACCAGCCCGTGAGATGGATGACGACTTGCCATTCTGATCTAGCCCTTAAATAGGCTTTAATGCGTAAAACAGATGTGGTAGCTTCGGCTACCACATATGCCCATTAAAAGACAGATATACATTATTTTTACGCTATATCACACGAGGGTTTCGTATGCTGCAATTTGAATTTATAGATAAGCGCAATGTACTATTACACAACACCACCAGTGGAGAGAAACTCCAATGGAACATTTCAGGATTTGATAATAGTAAAATTGAAACAGTGCAGGATTTGTACTTGGAGTTCAATGCTTATTTAAAGTGGTTAGGCAATGACAAACAAGCCGCGCTATGGGATATTTACGTAGAACTACATGAGGCCATTTCCAATATTGAAAATAGACAATTGTTAGAGGTAGAGTTAGTTGACCGCATCAATTTAATGTACGATATCATTTCTGTACCTGATGTAGAACACTGGCTAGCGATTCATGGCAATGTCAGCTATCCTGATGGGTTTCTAACCGAACACGATGCGGATGACCGTACACCTGATGGCACTTACTTGCGTAGTGACTATCGTTGGTTAGTGGCATTGGCGTTAGCATTACGTGCTATGGTCGTCGTGTGGGGCAGTTACTTATTTCTGGTACGTAAAACGATTGGTACGGATCACAAGGAATATATTGCTGGGCGGTTAATTGCACACTCTAGCATTATGGATTGTAAGCCCATGATGCGATTAGAGCGTTACATTAACTTCCGCATCAGTCGGGGTATTGACGATGCACCGCCAGTCATTGAGGGTTTAGGAACGGATGAGATTCCCAATTGGTTTTTGGCTAATGTGTTAATACGCCGAATGGCTATTGGGGAGTTGAATGCAACTAAGGAAGGAAGTTTGATATCTAACATCTTTGGATTTATTAATCCCAAGTTAGAAGGTATGGCTCGTGTGTTTGGTGCGGTACGTGAGAAGCATGCAGGTCCTGAAGAAGACGGTAGCGACAATGGAACATCTATTTTAGAAATGTTTCGTGCAAAGCAACAGTTGACAACAGGTGATGTAGCGACGTTAAACGTGTATGCTGAAAACATTCACAACCTAGCAGCGCACATCGATCCTACGATTGAAGAAAACCAAACGCTATTAGAGGATTGTTATCGGTACACCATCTGTCATATGGACATGATGTTGCATCGTACACAAGAGATATTGGTACAGTGGATTATTCACAATCCCATGTCAGCACGTGCAGTACCTGATTTACAACGTATCCCGTTGTTAAATGCAATTGCTGTATCACAGGCATTGCTAATACATTGGGGACTTGCAGATGTTGCAGCGGTGTTGATTGCCAGTGCATCGTACCGTACAGAAGACGACATGTTAAACAATGTCGTGCAAAACAAAATCCCCGCAGATACTGTCAGCGAAATTCTGCGGATATCCCCGTTCTATTGCGTGAAAGATGTTGGTAATCCTAAGAAATCCAATTATGCGTTATTGGCAATCCATGGGCTATCGAAAGATATACATGCTTTAAAATGGACACTTCGCTATCACCCAACTATTGTAGGACATATCCCTGAAGGAAGAATTGACGCAGGTGGCATTTATACATTGCCATGTAACATGGCGGAACAGTTAGCTAAACTAACGATTATTCTTGATAACCTAAGATAAGAGAGAGGACGTTTATGAACTACGGCGATGATCGATACGATCGTGACTATGATCGTGATTATGGTAATCGAGACACCAAAGAACCATTTGAAATAGAAGAGTTCAAAATGGTGGAAACTGGTACGTTTAATGACCAGTACATTCGTCCGTTTCGTTCTCACTTAAATGAGAACACTAAGGACATGTTTATTGAATTGACACGTGATGAATCACGTTTAGATTCCAAATCATTAGCGGGTTTAGCGTCACGCATCATTACACCTACAACCGAAGCGGGTCCTCAAATTGAGATTCGTAATGGTTGGGGTGAGCGTCGCTTTATGTTTCACATGCGTATCCGTATCGGTTCGCATTTGGCTGGCGGTGTGTATCAGTACATCACGGGTTATACCGACCATGCAGATACATCGTTTTCGGGTGAGTTAGATCCTGAGATGCGTTTGTATTTCAACAACAGTGTCATGGTAGATGTACGTGAACGTAATTCAGGTCGTGGCGGCGGACGTAATGTAGGGCGTGTTAAAGATGCATCCCACATCATCGTGCCTGTATCTACTATTGGTGAAGATCGTCGTAACGATCGTTACAACAACACGGAGCTCATGGCACCTAAGCACATCATGGGTGTGCTGATGACAGACTCCGCAGACTTGCCCACGACAGACATGCGTGCTGGTTTAACAACCAATAACGTAGAGAAAGTCAGTCGCTCACGTGGCGTAGCAACATCGTATTTGGCAGATGCTATCAACGGCATTAATAAAGCAAAACTAAAACTAGATGCGGAGGAACATTTTGAAAGCGAGTTTAGTGGCATTGTTACTGATCAACAACGTCTTTATAGTGAAGCATCCGCCCAACTGCGTGAAGCCAGTATCGCTAACGATCCGTTCATGTACTGGCTAGAAGACCGCACTAACTTTGTACATGACCGGTTTATCTCATATGGTGAATTGTGCCGTAAATTAGGGTATCTCGATGAGTTGTGTAACGTCTGGGCTATTGGTAGCGTACATCAAGAATCACGGGTGTCTGAACGTGGTGAGTCAGAGAATTGGAATACATCCCATATCGAGACTGTTGTAGCTACTGCGTTCTGTTACTCTGTACCTGCAATGATGATGGAGTTGATGTTAACACGTGCGGTAATTATTGCCACAAATGAAAACGTAGACTCACGCATCGCTGTAGACGTCAAGAACGTACATTCGTTTGCAGATGGTGTAGATTTATCACCTTACATCGAACGCCTCACAGATCGCATTGTAGACGAGTTGTTTGTTGACATGTCTCACAATGGCGATGTATCGCTGTGGGTTGAAATGGATGTTGACGTAGAGTACGGTACGTTTATTACAGTACACTACGATGGCGGTCCCGGCATTGAGTATAGCTTACCTACGTTTGCTGATGCACTGTATTCACCAATCGTGACGCACCGTCGTCAAAACTTAAATGAAATCGCCAGCCATGTTAGTTATTTGGCTGATCACATTGGATTAGAAAAGAAATCGGCACACAGTGGCCGTGGAGAAGGCAGAAATGACAACAGCCGCAGAAGTCGTCGACGTATATAGACGCGTACTAAAATCCTTGGACATCGTGGACACAGATGGCTTGCTATCTAAACAAGATATCCAAGGACAGTTAACACCTGTTACTATTGGCGGTAAACGTTTGGTGTTACCTACATCAGACATTTTGCGTCAGTCTAAGTGGAAGGAGTGGCAAGCATTCCATCCACTATGCGAAGATTCTGTTGCAGGCGAAAGTCCCGTGTTCAAGCGGTTGAAAATCTATATCGATATCCATCTAACGGCAACGGCTATTGCATTAACGTTGGCGTTGTTGGGTATTGCTGTAGACAAAGATCGCCATGGTACATTAGACCCACGTGCTATCGGTTTGTTACAACGTTTGGATAACATCAACGGCAAAGCTAAAGACGAGTTTGAAAAGATTCGTCGTGTGCTAGAAGCTACGGGTGATAAGAAGCTAATCCACTTACGTGTACAGCGTGGTGGAAAAGTCGGCGATACCACATATCGCCGTGCTACATTAGTGACTTATCCTATCTTGGGTGAGTTTGATCGCGACGATGATGTAGTGTTTGGTGTGAAACTAAGCTCTAAGAAAGTGAAGCGTGAGATTGCTAGTCTGTTCCGTTGGATATTAGACATCGATACAGACCCATTAAACCGTCACTCTAAAGGCAGCGATGCCAAACAAGCGCCGGGCTTACATTCATTGTTATTGGCATATGCCAGTGTGCAAGAACGTTTTGCATATCTGTTCGATGTATTCAAGAATGAATTGATTGCATTCAAAGACTTAGAGCCGTCGTTGGATTGGGTTGATGACATTACGGACATGACACACCTGTATAACAAGATTCCAGTGTTAGCAGGTAATGATCGTGAAGAAGCAGCAGATGAACCATTGACACGTGGTGAGCCTACACGTGTAGATGCTAACTCTGTAGTAGCCGTAGCGCCACGTCCCGGCCCCGGCGGATATAGTGCAAACATTGTTCGTTGGTCAGATCGTGATGATCCGCGTGTGCGTGAGGAAATGGCGGAGAACCGCAAATCAGCTGCTTCAACATCTAGTGAAGAAGAAGCTGAGTTCCAGCGTGCTAAGCAGCAATATGAAACACAGCAATATAGTCGTCGTGGTGGTTATGGTGCTCGCTCGGAGCGTGATGACCGTTGGGGTGGTCGTGGACGTGACGATCGTGACGATCGCTATGGTGGACGCGGTGGCCGTGATGATCGTTACAATGATCGCGATCGCGGTGGACGTGCTGATTGGGGCGGACGTGGACGCGGTGGTTCACGTCGCATCTAACAGATAAGACAGTGGGGGTAATACCCCACTGTTTTTTTTACACTATTCATCCACTCGATGTACTGTAGTTTGAATGGATTTGATTTGTTCTACTATAGCAGCATCAGGAACGATGATTGATAACATGCCTTTTGTATATTCCGATGGTGAAAACATCCCATTCATTCGCATGGTAATCCAATGTAAATGATAGGGTAGGTTTAATGACAGTAATAGTGAGTTAAAGTCGTATTCATGTCGATACGCTACATGTGGTTCGATAGGCACCACTGTAGAACGATTGTTACGCAATAAAAAAGGTATATGCATCTCCAAAGTCGTTCGCATTTCTTCTGTGTAGTACGTAAGTACACCATCGCCTTTAAGACGATCGTAGAGTGGAGTTACAGCCATAGCAAACCTCGGATTATAGTAAATTTCAATGACACATTATTATCTTGCCTTTCCACTTATAACAACAGGATAGCACCATGTCTGATCTTTCCGTCATGCGACAAATCACACGACGTATTGTTGAAAACGATTTAAATTCTAGATGGATGGGTGTCATAGGTTTAAACCCATACGCACCCTATACTAGCGCATCGCGATTGGCTATGTTCTGCAGCCAAATCGGACAAACGTTAGTCGTAAAAGGATCTACGGTTAAGCGCACCTTTACAGGTATGGAACGTGAGTACGGTAAAGACGTACACTCTATTCGCATGCCATGCAACGGTGTAATTCTCCGTGTCATTGAAAAGTATCCCAATCACAATGTACCCGGCAGTGCTATTGTCGGCGAAAATCCCGTAACAACAATTATTTATGAAAATGAGGACAGTCCTACTCGTGAAATCGGATGTATACATATCCCACGCCATCATTGCTTGCACCAGCACTATGGTTTCAATTACGTCAAGACGCCAGACTTCTATCGTGCACGTCACAAGAACGCGCGCTTAGATAAAGGCACTGTATTAGCAACATCACCATCTATTACTGCAAATGGAGATTACAAGTTCGGATTAGAAGCACAGGTTGCCTACATGTCTGTGCCGGGTGTGAATGAGGACGGATTTATTGTTTCAGAATCTTTCTGTCAACGCACTATGACTAAAGGCTACGGCAAACGTGTATTGACTTTCGGTCGTACCATGATGCCATTGAATTTACACGGTACAGATGATAACTATAAGTTTATCCCTGACATCGGTGAACGCGTAGGTGCCAATGGTTTGTTGTTCGCAACACGTGCGTATGATGAAACATTAGCGCCTGTCATGATGACTTCTAAATCATTACGTAAAACAGATTACTTTGACAAACCGATTCATGCGGTTCCACATGCTAAAGTAATTGACGTAGTGGTGTTGAAAGGCAATCGTGAAAAGGTAATCCTACCGCACGGAATGGAGAAGCAAGCACGGTATTACCACGAACGTAGCATGTACTACTATCGTGAGCTGTACGACCTATACCGCGAGCTAGAGCGTCGCCATGGCAATACGTTACACATTGAGCCACAGTTACACCGACTGTTGGTGAAAACTGAATCGTTACTGTTCTTACAAACCAAAAGCCATGTTACACCTGTTATCAATAAACAATCCATGGATGAATGGGTTGTAGAGATTACATTCGAATATGACGTCGTGCCCGGTAAAGGATTTAAAATTGCGGACATGTTTGGTGGTAAGGGTATTATTGTTGCGGTGTGGCCAGACAAAGACATGCCGTTAGATGCCATGGGTAATCGTGCAGAGATTATCATGGATGGTGACTCTACATGTAAACGCATGAACGTAGGTCGTATGTACGAACACTACATTGAAGCATCTGCTCGTGAAACATCTACACGTATTCGCCATGCTATTCAAGATGGCGTATCGTTGGATGAAACATGGGACTACTTGTTAGGGTTCTATGAAATCGTATCACCACCGCATTACAAGAATGTGTTGGATGTAGTACGCAGTCCAGACCAAATACGTAAGCATGTAGATGACGTAGCCAAGAATGGCATTTATCGTTATCAACCCACAGACAATCCCGTGAAGTACAACGAGGTCATTCGTGACTTAGCTAAGTATTATCCTGCATGTCGTGGACCTGTAACGTACACAGCACCCAGTGGTCGCGTAGTCACTACAAAGTCCCGTGTGTTGATTGGCGGTAAGTACATTTTACTGCTAGAGAAAACAGGACATGATTGGTCTGGCGTAAGTTCAGCCAAGCTACAACATTTCGGCATTCCAGCACGGTTATCGACAGATGACAAATACAGTTCTGCAGGTCGTCATCAACCTGTACGGACAATGGGTGAATCTGAAATGCGTCTGTTAGCAGCCGTATGCGGCGGGGACATTTGTGCGGAGTTATTAGACCGTAACAACAACCCTGCCGTACACAGAAACATTTGTGAAAACATATTGCGTGCACCACAACCATCTAACATTGACAATGTCGTTAATCGCGACATATTGCCACGTGGACAAGGTCGTGTTGTGACATTTGTGAATCACGTATTGGAATGTGGCGGTATTCGATTTAAGCGTATCGCGAACAAAGATAAATGGGGGAATGCAGTCCTAGACGATGCAACTGAAGGTGTTCGATTTAAACGCAATAAACAATGATAAGTTTGGAGAAGCAGTCCGATGAAAACTTACAAAGCACGTGATTTGCTAGAGTACAGTGAAGACGACATGTGGGCTATTGATAATGGTCCCATTGAGTTGATATTTGATTTAGGCATTGTAATACAAACCACGGGTCGTGAAACAATCATCTCCAGCTACGGCTGGGATGTACACCGACAGTATCCGCATACACCACTGCTGCCGCGTCACCACATCCACGGTACGCGGTTCTCTTCTGACTCTTACTTAAACATCATGTCACATGCCGTATGGAATTGTAAAGATGTGTACGTGGGTGAGGTAGATTTAGATGATGAGCAGTTATGTCAATGGATGGATTTGGTTACTGCACAAACGCATGGCGAGCTAACACCTGTGGACATGGATGACATGTCTAAATTAGCATACGACATTGCTAACCAGTGTTACAACTCATTATCCATACGACTGGAAGAATATCCCACCAGTATGGATGCATTGGATTGGGTGGAGGTTCTAGACCACCCACCTATTGCAGAGTTCCGTGAGAAGATGTACGCGTCAGGTGGCTTAGGGTTTTATAATCCTGATGCGTTTAATGAGTTAGTTAAGAAGGAGTTATCTCAAGCACCGGCGCTGTCGTTGAATGGCGTAGCTACAGTGTATCGTGGTAAACAAGCATCACCCAATCAGGTGGCGCAATGTGGTGGCTCACGTGGCCGTGCAATGGACATTACGTCAGATATTTTCCGTGAACCTATTCTCGGTGGTTTTGCTACTGGAATGGATAACATCAAAGACATGGCGAAAGAATCACGGTCAGCTAGTCTGTCCGCGTACTTCCAGAAAGACCCCATGAAGAAGTCTGAGTATTTCAACCGAAACATTCAGCTGTCTTCTGCTACACTGGCACGTTTGCATTACGTGGACTGCGGGTCACGCCATTATATCACCATTACCATTGCATCATCTAAAGTGTTACAAGACGCGGTAGGCATTGCATATCTAGATGAGGAACTAGGTTGTGAACGTATCATTCGTCGACACATGCGTCATCTCGTGGGTAAGAACATCCGTATCCGTTCGGTACTGACATGTCAACATCCTGACCGGGGTGGCGTCTGTGTACGATGTTTTGGCGAGTTAGGCTATTCCATTCCATTACATACCAACATTGGTCATGTCAGTTCATCAGAAATGCAAAGTAAAGTTGGGCAATTGTTATTGTCTAATAAACATTACTTAGCCAGCGCGATTATTGTAGCGATGCAAATACAGGCAGTGGATGCAATCTACATTACCAGTGGTCCTGAAGAAAACCATCTTTATATGACGGAACGCTTTCAGAACATTCCTTATTCGGTAATCGTAAAGAATCGTGAAGCTGTTAACTTAGGCGACGTGCGTGTGTCGGATAACGTGAATACATTATCCCCATTCCGTATGTCCAGTCTAACAACATTGCACTTCCAATACGAAGTAGATGGGTTTGAACAAACAGCTAGTGTGGACTGCACCATCGGGTCACGTAACGCATCCTTGTCATCAGAGTTCTTACACCATGTAAAACGCGTGGGGTATCGTACATCGGATGAGGGTGATTACATCGTAGATATGTCTACGTGGGATATAAAAGATCCCATACTGGAATTGCCATTAAAGCACTTCAGTACCTTGGACTACATGGTGGCCATTGAGAAATTCATCAAAGGCGGTGAGGCTAAAGAGAAATGCGCTACAATGGTAAATCAAGAATCACATGAACGTGCTGTCATGGCGTTGAGTGATTTGATTTCATCACGACTAGATGTTAACTTCTCGTATATCCAAACCATTTACTTAGCTGCATTAGTACAATCCCGACGTGACCGAGACTACCGTTTACCCATGCCACGTTACGAAGGACAACCGGCACATTACCGCCAAATCATGCGGCAGCGCTCCATTGCTGCAACCATGGCTTTCCAAGAACAAACCACTGCATTGTTCGGATTGGAATCCTATCTGTTAATCGATAGACCTGTACATCCGTTCGATGATTTAGTATTTGGGTAATTACCATGACCCCCGCCTTTCGTGTAGAAATATTCACGCATTACTTTTGTGTAAGCCGGTTTGACAGAACAGTGAAAACTATTCTGATGGATTATGCAAAAGAATTTGCGGAGTACGATAGTGTTTATAATAGACGTAGTGGACGTATGCAACAAGTTGTAAAGCGTATGTTTGCTGCGTCCACAGATAACAGACAAGAAATGCGGTTCCACATCTTTGCGCTTGAGGAGTTTTACGAACACTTCAAGCGTTCAGGATATAAAAAGGAATCAATGGATATCATCACGCATTTGACACCTGTACCCGTGTCGTGTGAATTACCATTGATGCCTAGTTGGAAACCATACGACTACCAAATCCCCATTATTGAAAGAGGTACACACTTAAATGAAGTAGTGCAGGGATTAGTCATGGCGGGTGGTTTAGGTAAGACCTCGGTGGCTTTGGCTATTGCATCGCGATTAGGTGTAAGGCTGGTGATTGTGTTGCGTGGTATGTACGTGGATCGGTGGGAGTTGGCATTGATAGAACACACACGTGTGCTAGATATTGCTAAAGAAGACTACATGATCACACGTGGCGCTAAAGACATGATTGCCATGATAAAAGCTGCTAAGGCTGGCGAACTCACTGAGAAAGTTATTATCATCACTAACATGACCATGCATGCGTTCTTAAAGCACTATGAACTATTCCCTACGGATAGAAAGCTCTACGGTTGTTTACCACATGAGCTATACAGTGTGCTAGGTGCAGGCTTTCGTATTATTGATGAAGTCCACCAAGACTTTCACATGAACTTCCGCCAAGACTTATACACCCACATTCAAAAGAGTTTATCATTGTCGGGGTCGTTAAAGAAGAGTAGCTCATTCATTAATCGGATGTATGAGATTGCTATACCTAGACGACACCGCATAGGAGATGTCCGCAAGAAACCGTATTGTTCCGCTACTGCATTGTTCTTCCAATTAGACAAACAGTCCAAAGATAAGATCCGTTACTTAAGTGCCCGTAATCAATACTCACACAACGAGTTTGAATCCAGTATATTGAAAGACAAGAAATTGTTGTTTAAGTATCTGGATATGATTCGTACGTGTTGGGATACGTTCTTTATAGAGCGTTATGAAGAGGGTATGAAAGGAATGTTGTTTGCTGGACGTGTAGAGATGTGTGATGAGATTGTGGAGACATTCCGTAAGGAGTATCCGCATTTAAAGACCATGCGCTACACCGCTGATGATGAATACGAAAATCTGTTAGAGGCAGATATCATTGTTAGTACATTATTGTCTGCAGGCACCGCAGTAGATATCAAAGACTTACGGACCGTGTTTATGACCACAGCCGTAGGTAGCATCGATCAAAACATTCAAGCCTTCTGGCGAATACGTGAGTTAAAACGATATCCCAATACCGTGCCTGACTTTATCTATTTCGTCTGTGGCGACATTCCCCAACATGTAGAATATCACCGTATTAAGCTAGAGGAATTTAATGGCTATGCGTTAAGCCATAAAGTTGCTTATGTCGGACTAAAACTGTAATAGGAGCGTATCATGTCTGAAGTAAAAGATAAACCTAAACTAGCGTACACCATCAGCGTAGATCTATTAGAGTACGCTGCTACGCATGACTCGGATGAAGCCGAAGCATTGTTAGATATTGCTGAACAATCAGACTCGGATGCTGTAGACCGTTACAAAGCGGCGCGTGCATTGTTTGATCGTTTAGTAAGCGAAGAGATATTGGATGCAGATGATGCTGACGATATGGTAGGTTCGCCACCTGCTAAAGCAGATGCAGAAACCACTACTGATGCTATCGTAGATGCCGTAGATACAGCCGTAGATACAGATGAACTACTAGCACGTGCAGAGTCACTTACAGAAGAGTAATGCATGCATATACCCCATACCGCGAGGTATGGGGTATATGCCCTACTGCCACATTCCATTTTATTTCAGATACATATTACAAAAGTGAACCTGTTCCTGTACATTAGCTCTGTACTAGAACTTTATTTAAATCTCTTAAGGAGAACTGACATGAGCTTTACATTTGGTAACACATCTTGCCGTATTGGCAACGTAGAACATTTTGGTACACTGGCTGCCCAACGTGATGCCGAACGCTTAGCATGGTTAAACCAATGGCACTCTCGTAGTGCCATGGTTATTGACTTTGCCGCAGCTGGCTTAGATCCAGCCAACATCCCGATGGACCTAAGCGATTGCAAAATCAGCTACGAGTTCACCGGCGTCAATGGCCATTTAGTATTCTTAACTGAATACGCTTCTAAAGAAGCCATGGCTAAGGATGCCGACTTCCTAAACGCTGCAGACTCCGTTGGCGCATTAGTGCGTCGCGGACTGCAATGCGCCATCACAATGGACGGCCCTACGGGCAAGCCATTCCGTTCCGCGTTAATTCGCGCACGGAAAGCTGCCTAATGCAGAAAAGAATACCCCACGCAAGTAGGGTGTTCTTTTTTTGTCCTATTCTACACAGGCGGCATATACCCACTGCTTGCACAGTGGGTAGTAATCATGCACCAAATACAGTTACAGCAATAGGGTGGTCTTCAAACAAATCCACAATGAGCGCACGTACGTTAGCCCACTCTAATCCGCCCTCACCACACCCCAATTGGGGTAAACCCATTTCAGTAATGCCTTGTGCTACACCGTTAGTAGCTAACCATTGTAAACCACGTTCAATCCACACCAACTGCGAAGGCATCCACCATTCACGTTTAGTTGGAAAGGAAATGATAAACATCGGTGTGTTACGACGTTGATAGATAAAAGGTTTCTTATCTACATTTACTTTGGCTGATTTACATGCGGAGACGTATTGCAATAGCCAATCAGGGTACACACCCGCTGCTTCTTTAGCTAAACCTTTTCCAGCCACACCTACACAGTTAACAGGGATTGCAATGGTCTGCAATCCACATTCCAATATGTTGCCATCAGGCACAAATGTAACGCTCATTTCTGATGTCCTCTAAACATTCGATCTATGGGTAAGTCACGTTGCGGTGCATTATAACCTTCGCTTTCTTTAGCCAAATCCTTTTCTGCCTTTTGACGAGCATCACGGATTTTGCGTTCTGCATCACGACGATTTTCTAATATGCGTTCCACCATGTGACGGGGTAATGAAATAAACTCAGTGAAGTTGTAACCATAATGTTTGGTTATTTCATATAGTTCAAACTCCGAAAGTCTTCTTTCTACACTCCATAACCCACGTAGCCCATCACGAGGCGTATCCGAGATTAACGGCCATGGGTGTTGTGTAGCATCTAAGTCACATAGTTGATGTGTGTCAATATACATTTCACGTAGCAGTAACTGTGATTCATAACCGTTAATACCATCGGGACGTGTTTCATACACACGTATCGCCAACTCAATGATCTTTTCCCATTGATTTATCTCGAGACCAAACCTACCATTTAAAACGTGACCCACGATGGGGTCACGATCTATCTGCGTATTTAGTTTGTCTTTGCCCGCGATAGGCGCTGGTCCCGTAGGGTAAAAAAAGTAGCTAATGCATCCAATGGAATCAGATTAGGATGACGCAACTCTTCGGATGTCATAGGTTTCTGACACGATGGGCATTTGTAGGACGGAATCGCTACAATGGAAATCGTGCTGTCATCAATGTAGGCTTTAATCTCTTTCAAGAATTTATCTACAAGTTCTTCATTGCCCGACAAAATGTTCAACATGTTGTTGATTTCACTGGGCTCTTCCACCACAGCCACTTCACCATGTACAATACGTTTAATCCAATGCCCATACTGGCGCAGTGTAGATAGACGTGCTTGTTGGTTGATGTAAGTGTTCTTGTCTTTGAACGATGCCTCACCCGTTAATGATGATTCAATCATGTTGACAATTTCTTCCACCCATGTAACACCCGATGAAATGTATTCAGCAATGGTAGGAATACGTAACACGAAGTTTACATCGTTACCCATATCCAACGTACGGCCATTACCGACCACACCGTCGTCTTGATACTCTTGAATTTCTTTCAAGCTGTATGTCGCTACACGATTAGCCATGTGTTTGATTTGTTTTTTGGTTAGACGTGTACGGTCAGTCCAAAACATTTTGGTGAGATTGACCCAGTCTTTAGTAACAAAGATACAGCGGTCAGGACGTGCACTGCATGGTTGGCTGAGTTCATAACCGTTAACATGCACGCTACAAGCCATGGCATGTACAATGGTTTGTAAATCTGTAACACGCAACATGCCTGCTAAAGACTCTGGTGTAAAGTCTTCTACAGTAGCACTGTACAAATGGTCTAAGATAAACTCAAAGACGTACTTGATGATGTACACCATGTTGTTGTTGAAAATGATACCTGCTGTATCACGACCCAATGCAATGCGGTCTTCAGCAATACGGCGCTCTAATGCCAACAGTGCGGCATCTTGAGGCGTATTAAACGTCAACCAAATGCCACTATGCCATACAGGGATTTGAATACGCGTGCCCATGCCCATAGCGCTTTGAATGGCTAATGCTGCACGCTCACCTGTTAACAACTGGCCTTTAGCTACAGGTTGTTGTGGTGGTTTGCCCATACCCAAACGCAATGATTCGTATTCAATAAACTGACGCCATTCGCTGCCTTCACGTTCAGTCAATGTTTCATACATCTTTTCAGCCATGAGATGACTGCCGCCTGTACCTAAGGCTCTCCACCATTCAGCACCAGCTTCTGTATTAGGTGCTTTAAAGTTAGGGTAGTTACGAATATGTTCATCTACACCTGTACGTGTGGTACGTAACGCATAGAGCGGTGCACGTGCTGGGCGCGTAGTCGCTGGACGTTCTACAATAACTGGACTGTCCATAGTTACTGTATTGTTAATAACTTCCTTGGAAAACCGTGTTTCGGCTTCTTGCTCGGCAGCAGCAGCGGCTGCAGCGGATTCGGCATCGGTGGTTGCTTCGGCGGCCGCAGCAGCAATGTCTAATGCCGCTTGTTGAATTTCTTCATCAGTTGCTTGTTCAAACACGATTGTGTCTTTGTTATCAGTCGGCTGTGTCATTTTGGGTTTCCTTGATTTCGGGAGTAGTGTCGACCATGGCATCGCGAGCTGCCGCAACGGTCGGGTATTTTGCAACAATGATGTCTTCAATGTCCATCAACATAGTTTGAGAGCGTGTTGTTACGTCGTCCATAACGACGCCGTACCATTTCTCATATTCTTCGCCAATCTGAATAGCGGCAAAATTATCCATCAATGTTATGGCTGCACCTTTCTGCAACATATGCTTCTCACCAATATCGGTTAACGATTGGCGATGTATGGCAATAGCGCTATCCAATTCGGTTTTACGCTGCGCAAAGGATGCTTTTTTATCTTCATCCATTGCTGCGGTAACAAACTCAGACGCCAACATTTGTGCGACAGCAGTTTCTGCATTAGTAAGTAAATGCATATGGTTTACATGAATCTGTGCAAGGTCACGCCACTGTAGACGTTTTGCATTTAATTTCTGTTCACGTTCACGACGCATGCGGTTCTTCTTAATTTCCGCATTTGTTCTTTTACGACATGGGGGTTGTTTCGTAGCCATGTTAAAGTCTCCTTAGGGTTACGTTGAGCGATTGCAGTTAGGCATACTTAAATTGAGTATAAGAAATTATACATACATCGGGGATCCAAGATGGCAAATGATATTTTAGATGATGACTTTACTAAGCTCGAGAATTTGTTACAACAGTGGGTAGACCCATTGCGTGCCTCACCTATTATAGAGGGATTTGAAACACTTCGAGACTACGGACAGCATGCTGCGTGGGGCGAAGTCAGCATGATGTTAGAGTACCATACAGACAAACCTGCCAGTGATAACATCATGGCGATCGAGTATTGCTTGGGCGTAGAAATCGACCAGACCTTATTACAGTTAGGGATAGGTTGCGGTGGGACAATTGCTTTTAAAACATCCGTGTTAAACGGTCTGAAGTTATTAGAAGATATCAATGAACCCGATGCGGTAGTAGCTATCACAGAAGATTCCACAGATCCCGTAATGGCCCTGTGCGAGCTATTACAGCTTGCTACGACTGTACCATGGGCAGATTACATTTCACACATCGTCACTGTGCCACAGCGCCAAATAGAGCGTATACATTCGTTATATGCTCCACGTGTAGAAAATGGTAATGAACTGTTGTCGGTGTTTGAATCTAATGACAAAGATAAAGCCACAAGACTAATGCGTTATCTAGACATCTATCCTAAGACCATGGCTGTAGATGCCATTATGCAAATGCGTCCACTAGGCACGCCGATGTTTATTTTGCTAAATGATTACAAACTGCGGTTAGGGGAGTTAGAACCCGCAGCACCCAAACAAGCCGCGGTTGAAGTGATGGGGTTATGTTTATTGGGTGATGTGCCATTTGCTAAACTAACAACACGCATAAAAGAAATTGTAGAAGAGATTTACACAGGTATTGATTTTATTACCCACACCAATGTGGAAATTGATCGATTGATTGCGGAGGTAGTCCATGGCTAACGATGTAGACAATGTAATTTACCATGGGTCACCTATCGCAAATTTAAAAGTCATTGAACCCCGTCCATCGCGTGTAATGGATAATGAGGAAGTGGTTTTTGGCACGGTGTCGGAAGATGTTGCGATTTCTTTTTTGGTTCCATGGCGTGATAGTGATTTTGCTCACGGTTCCCATAACGGCAAACTGTACATGCATGAAAGGGCAGTGGGCAATTTCGATACTTTCTTTAAAGGAAAAGAAGGGTATGTGTACAAACTTGACGCTGCTCTTTTCCACAAAGATCCACGTCTAACCCGATTTGAAATGGTTTCTAGACAACCCCAACCTGTGATTAGTGTACGACACATACCCGATGCTTTACAAGCATTACAGGAGACATCGTTTGAGCTTTATACATACGACCAAAAGACCCCATGGGACGATGTCAAACCCGCATCATCTGCCCCTATTACAGAGAGTGTCAAAATGGATAAGCGTGAATATTTCCTACTGGCATTGCGTTCCGAAGCAGCGCTATATAAAGCATGGGTCATGTCCATGTTTACGGTATTGCATCCGAGTGCGCTAAGCCGTCTAGCTAAAGACCCGCACCCTTATCACTTGATGCACTCTAACAAAGATGAGAAGGTCTATTTCAAAGACCCTAACAGCGATGAGTGGGGTGTGATAGATGGTGTTACGTGGGATAAACCCATGTTTGACATGCGTGAACCATTGCATTTAGAACCCGGTGATTTAGAGAATGTCACGGTAGCTGTAGATACGACTTATGGTAATGCATTGTTTAATGCCACGGTATTGATCTATGCGTTTGGCAATAAGCTTCCATTTAAAACTGGACGGATTGTCGGTAGCGATATCGAAAAAGAAATCTCTGCTAAACTAAAAGATACGCCCGAAGACCCTAAAGCCGAACGTGACCCTAACTTCTTCTATGTAGATGAACTATTGCGTCACAATAACGCGGTGTCCGCTATCAGTGGATACAGTGGGCTGATATGTCCTGCAGCATCTGAAAAGACAATGACTGTCGACCCAGCTATTGTTGTAGAACGTGATAAGTTATTGAAGCAATACAAAGACCAACTCCATGATCCTGCTATCATCGCATTGATAGAAAAGCAGTTAACGACCATGGACAAAGCATGGATGGCTAATGACCCATCTAAAGACTTCTATATAAAGGCCAAAACATTTGATGTGTCGCGTAAACGATGCTTCATTATGTTTGGTATGGAGACAGGTTTTGATACAGGTAAAGCACCTGTGTTAATTACATCTTCACTAAAAGAAGGGTGGGATCTTGACAACCTACCGAGTATGGTAGAATCATTGCGGTCAGGTAGTTACAACCGTGGACATGAAACAGCCATGGGTGGTGAGTCTGTAAAATACTTCTATCGTATTTTCCAAAACACTCGTGTGTTAGAACCTGACTGTGGTACTACACGTGGATTAGTGTGGACTGTAACACAAGAAAACTACAAACGTTTTGTAGGGATTCATGCAGTAAAAAGTGGGGATAAATCCACAGGGTTTACTGCTGAGCAACTCAAAGGCATGTTTGGTGAAACCATTATGGTGCGTACCCCACTGTATTGTAAAACCAAAGCACCATCATTCTGTGCTAAATGCGTAGGTGATTTATTTGCTAACAATCCTACGGGATTACACATTGCGGTATCGGATGTAGGAAGTCGTTTCCTATATGTGTTCATGCTAGCCATGCACGGTAAAGCTTTACGCACAGCCGAATATCATATAACTCAAAGCTTTAGCTGAGGAAATTAACCATGACCAGTAAACGCAAACCCAAACCCAATGGAGCAACACCCATGACTCAAACCACTCCTGTTACACCCGTAACAGATGTACCTGTAGTAGAAACACCTGTAGTTGTACCTACTACAGTACCTGAAGAACCTGTTGTTGTGGATACACCTGTGACCGACGCAGTAGCAGATGCAGGCATCGATGAGGCTCCTGTAACTGATGCACCGCCTGATGTGGTAGATGCTCCTTTAGAAGTAGTAACCATTGTAACTGATGTAGTCGAGACACCCGTGGCGGTAGCCCCTGTGGTGGAAGTAGATGACATCTACAATTTCTTGAAAAAGAAATATGGTGGTATCGCGGTATTGCCACTGCATGTACAGGGTATTATTGAGAAGTTAGACGTCTATGTAAAAACCATGGGTGATAACGTGCCTGTCACAGAAGAAGCAGGTACTCGTAACCAACTCAATCTGTTGCGCGTTTATAGCGCAGCATTAGATGTTCCTAATGGTGGCCATGTGTTAGCATTGGATGTCATTGTTTGGTACGTCAGCAAATATCGTGACGGCGCATTCTCGGATCGTTTAGCAGCACGTTTCTTGAACACCACGGCTTTCCCACCAGAACGCCAACGCATGTTTGTATCGTTAACTAATTTGTTCACTGTGTTAGCAAACCCACTGACACGTCGTGAATTAAACAAACACGTTAACATGGATGTGGTTGCACGTAACCTACCATCCATTGCTCAACGTCGCAATTTGGTTAGCTTCGTTTCCAAGTAATAACAGCATAGAGACACCTCCTCATGGGTGTCTCTATATGCCGTCAATGCATTAGATTACAGATATACATTACTTTAGTGTAAGTTCAACTATAGATGATTACCCTACATCTTTCTTATTAGGGTTATTGGAGAGCAACATGAACAACATGATTAAAAATGGCGTTGGTAGTATGGAGCGCGGATATAGACAAATTTGTTTCACCCCTAGCGGTGAAGTGCGTCAGGTGTGTAAAGCTGATAGGAAGGGGCAACCCTATAAGCAGACCACTTACCAAGCCCCGCAGTTGGGGGACATTGTACTCGGTGTACAATGGTATCCTCAATCTGCATATGGAAGGCGAATGACCGAGGATGGGTTGGTAGATTTAACCCATGAAGAACTACGCGCAGAGCCTTGCGCTACCATTCTAAGAGATATGCCTCAGGAACTCAGGGACTGGTTAATGCCAGTGCATCAGCAGTCTTCGTACCTGCCTGATGGGTATGGGTGGACAGATGGGCTGACCACCCATTCCCTACGGAAAAAGGCGGATATTGTCGAGTTCTTCCACGGCTGTTCGGAAGAATGGTTGGAGAAGTTATGGGCAGAAGCACGGGTAACCCCGTTCTTTAACATTCCACAGAAATGGTTGTTAGCGCAGCCTATGCCTCAATACACGGACAACCACGTGATAGAGGAGTCTACGTCCTTTTACACTGTACGACAGTATGTACAGTGGGTGCTGTGGCGCACTGACGGTCACGTGGATGTATTTACACCTCCTGCGTCCATACGTGATATATCCGGGACATTACCTATGGTGGTCCCGGAGTACAGTGAGTCGCCACCGATGGCGATGCCACTGGACGTGGTGCGTGCTGCGCGCATTGTACGCGGCGCGTTACGTGATCCAAACGGTAATTCGTTTGGGTGCACTTGGACGTTGCACGCGTATTGATAACTGAAAATAACCCTGCTTTATAGTGGGGTTATTTTTTTTGTCCATGCTATGACTATGAACTCACCGAACGTCTTTACTAGGAACACTGACATGTCCAATAACTCATTGCTTAATGAACAGAACGATATTTTAAATGAACTACGTAAAGCCACTGCTAAGGCAATGCGTATGATTGGTCCAGCTATTCAGAACACTCTTCTCGCTAACACAGCCACGGATAAGTACACCTCATTCCGTGTTACATCTACAACCTATCCAGAGTTGACATTAGATGTAATTGCTAAAGCGACCGTGCAGGGTACTGTACTGGCAGATGCAGTAGAATACATATTCCGTATCTCTGCACCCTACATTACGGTAGAAGGCAACAGTGTTCCTGAAACACAATACCCCGATATCAACATCGTAGGTGGTGTCTGTGAACTATACGACTTCATGCGTTTAGTACAGGCTTCGAACGAATGGTCGTTGGTGTATGGTGTCAATGGATTTGCATTGCCCGCCGATACCTGTATTGTTAAATGGCCATAACCCTAAGTACATATAGCCTTACTCGGTCAGAGTAAGGCTATATGCCATTCTAGAAAAATACAGATATACATTACTTAAGTGAACCTTCCTGTGTCTAGATAATAGCCTGTCTTTACACCTATCACATCTCTATAGGAGAATTACCATGGCTAGTTTTACAATTCCGTCAGATGCATCGCCAGAACACTTCTTTGGCGTGCTAGCATCCGTAGATTGGTACTACGGATTTTCTGATTCCGCATCGGTATTTCGCGCAGGTGCAGAAACAGCGAATGCCGTAGAAGCCTTTGCCAAAGGTAAAGGTGGTATGTACATGCGCATGTATGCAGACCGCATCGCATATGTGAGCAAAGTCACATCGGGTCATGCGGCGCAAGCCCGCGAGCCGCAGCTCAAAGACTACATTCGTAGCGACGTACCGATCCCTACAATTGCCTCGGTGCGACACGCATCCAAGGAAGAAATTTCCACGTATTTGTCATTACGCATCGATGACAATGTTGCCGTAGGTAAGGAATTGGCAAATGGCGAGGTGTATGGCGAAGAGGGTAAGAAAATGGTGCGATTGTTTTTGGACAATCACATTTATGACCCCGCAATAACACGCGTTATCCGCGTTCGTGACATGGTGGTATACGTGCCTACCAAAGGCCAACCTGGCGCCTGTTACGTTACTAAGGAGGCACGTAGCCGTATTGATGTATTTCGCTCGCCTGCGCATTTCCGCGCATATTTCTTGAAATACTACTACAACTAATCACCAGGTTATACACAGCTTACCTGTGTTGTGTATAACCTTTATTAAACAGGCGAGGGAGTTTATATGAAAGCAATAACTGCAACTATGGTGCAAGGCATTCGCACTGCAATTGAAACAAAAGCAGGCGGTGGCGTTTATCATCATTGTCTGGACGAGGACTGGCGCCCTAAGTTCTATCCAGGCATCCGTGCTGACGTAGCTAATCTGTTGAAGATGAAACAAGGTAAGTTGTTTCACCGTCGTTTTCAACGCGCAGCAATAGCATATTTTCTAACACTGTGCGAATAATGTGTTAGAACCCATCTATAATAGACCGATGGGTATTTTTGTTCAATTATAAATAGAGAAAAGAGCATATGAAACCTTTAGCATCACGTAATAAAGTTACACAATTCTGTCACGATGTAGTTGATGGCGGTTTAGAATGTCAAGTGGGCAGTGTGCAGTCGCGTGCCGTCCGCGAAGAGAAAAAGGCTCGAATTGAATCTGACAAGCGTCTGTTCGAAAACGTCGCTTTTACTAGCGGCGGGTTTTCTGCTCAGAAAGTACGTGACGGTGCAGAACGCGCGGTCCGTATTGTTGTTAAAGCGCGTCGTGGTATGCGCAAAGTAATTGTGGCAGACTATGAAATGGTCTTGCCATCTAAACGTTAACACGTTAACCTCAACACACCACCTGACACGGCGCTCACCGTGTCAGGTTTTATGCCCTATTTATTTTTGGAGATTATCATGAGCAATTTATTTGTTGTGAATTTTGTTATGGGTTATTTAGCCATTGGCGGATTGCTTTACGCTTGTCTGCGTTTTGTGAATGGACGCGATGGTACTCAACGTACCGAATGGAACATGTTCCAGAATGCTGTACTTTGGATGTACTACGCCGGACGGAATTACCACCGTCGCACGCGTACCGCTACGCAGCTATCCAAAATGGCACGTGCCAAAAAGGACAACGTCGTCGTCAAGCAAATGGCGGTGCGTCAAGGACGACTGGTAGCATTAAAGAAAGATGGATCTGACATGCGCGATGGTGATACATTGTACCAATTTCATCACGATGTATGGAAGCGTGAGTTTGTGGTAATGGAAGGATGGGCTATGGATGGTCGGGTAACGTGGTTAGTGGGGCATCTGGATCTGGATCGTCTGGATGCGGAGATTTCGATATGGCACACGCTGATGCCGGCTGTGCGGGATTGGTTACAACACAAGGCATGATTCATGTGGGCGCGATAACGCCCACTCATTTTTTGAACTCGAGGAATTTTCTATGATAAACATATTGATGACTGATGCATTGGTAGAGGCTGTAAACCGTTACATCAAGCACAAGGTGCTACCCATTGATACGCGCTGGAATGAGTCTGAAGAAAAAGGATGGCGTCGTCCATACGCATCTGACCGACGCATATCCGCAGGGTACATGTCGTGTGGTCAGATGTACCCATTAAAAGAAATTGGGAAACTAGCTGTAATAAGCAATGAGGGCATCCCATTGTTTGATGGGCGTGGCAATCTCTGGTTATTAAAGGATGGGATCGCGGTTGTATTTTTGGATGCCTCAGTCTATTGTGTAATCCACAATATGGATTTGCAGCAATGGTTGATGACAGAAATACACAATGCGCTGTTAGATGAATACACGCGCGTTATTGGCGATGTTCAGACATCCAGCGATGTTGTAAACAATGCGCCATCAGCATCGGATGCTGATGTATGGGATAAGACAAAGGTAGGTAACGTATACGAAATTGTCGAACTTATGGTTACTGGCGACGAAACAGATCTTTTTGATTATGACACCATGTCTAAATATTTTACGCCGACCCAGTATTGCGATGCATTGCGTAAGCCATTCCATGGGCATGAATTACACTATGCATGTCGGGCAAAACTAATGCGTAATATTTTTGGGGGAGATACGTACACAGGGACCTATGAACCACTGTTTCCAGATACAAACGGGGCTAATTTATTAGCAGGGAATACAGATACTATACCTGCAGGACACCATGCAATCTATTCGCGCCTGCAAGCAGAATCTGCATCGTTTATTCACATGACGGATCAAGGGGGTTTGGGGGCAAATATTAATGGTTTTGACAGGATGGTTTTAGATGTGTTTTTTGTAAAGATGTCCAGTTTCCGCGGCGCAATATTGCGTATTGCTGAACAACCTACGCACTGGTTAAAAATAGAAATGTTTCCTGACATTATAAGCAATGCTTTGGAACACATGCATCGATTCCGTAAAGCGGATGTTGGTGAAGAATGGCGTGAATGGGCAGATACAAATTTGCTTAGATAGCTAGTCCGCTATACACCACACAGGAATTGTGTGGTGTATAGCATCTTTTTCTTTTATAAGAATCCATTTTATTTCAGATACATATTACAAAAGTGAACCTGTTCTTGTATATTAGTCCTATACATGAACTTTACTAACTCTCTAAGGAGAACTATCATGACTAACGTATTCACATCCGCTGAAGCTGTTTCTTTTAGCCGTTTCACCATTGATGCAGCTAAAGAAATCTTGAACATCGCCGTTGAACTTTTACAGAACCCTGTAGAGTTCAAACATTTGCCATGTAATGCAGTCGATACACACTTTGTGGATCGCCGTTGTTTCCCGATGGTGCGTGCCACTACCACTGAGGTGAATGGCCGCATGGTTACCTTGAACGTGTACGCAATGCGTACACAATCCAAGCATCGCGGCGTCATCAATGGCATTGCGATCTATGTCAAAGACTTCGGCCATTACTATTTGGAAGAAGTCGGCATGGACTTCGACCGTCTAGTTGAGCTAGTCCAAGAAGCTAATTTCTTGGATTATCAAACATCGGTTGAACGCCGTGAAGCCAATGCAACCGCATTGACACAATGGCTAGCAGCTGATGCTTTCCCAGCTTACACAGAGAACATGGCTGCTGAAAAAGCATCCTTGTTTTAAGTAACACAGAAGTCCCCACGCAAGTGGGGATATTCTTTTTTTTGTTCCCACCCACACCACATGTTCTTACGGAGAACTATCATGACCGTTTTATCTTGGGATGATTTTCATACCCCGGCATCCGCATCAGAAGAAACATTACCTACAATAGCAGTTGTTGAACTACCTGTACCCGCGACAGACATTATTGCTGCTAAACGCATGGTGCTGTGTACAGAAGAGATTTTACAACTCTCCCCACGTAAATACATTTGGGCCTATGAATGGTGGCGTGAACAATGCGATAACCATTGGCTGCCTTATGATGTTAACCTCACTAAAGACATCAGCCAATACAAACACTCCCTGTCACCTGCACAACGCCACACGTTCATTACTGTGTTTGCTACACTGACTACATCAGATGTGGTAGCTATCCGTAACATCGGCGCAGCGATCATGCGACACATCGATGCCCCAGAAGTCTGCCAAGCACTATCACGACATGCATTTGATGAGTCAGTACATTCCGAGACGTATCAACACTGCATTGAAGCATTGTCATTAGGTGAGGACGAAGTATATTCTCTATATAAACGTATCCCACAAATTGCACAGAAGTTTGCGCATGCACGTCAGGAGTTGTTGGGTCTGTACATAGACCGTATTGAAACACGTGCACAATTAGAAGACTTTGTTTACTCCTACATTTTCTTTGCAATGATTTTTGAAGGCGTATGGTTCTACAACGGGTTTTCACCTATTTTTGCATTAGCACGTACTCAACTCATGATGGGTACAGCCGAAGAACTCCAATACATTGCTCGTGATGAAATCCAACATGTATCATTAGGTGCTAACATCATCCGTACCATCATACAAGAAAACAACATTGAGTTAGACTACCCCCGTATCCGTAAGATGTTCCGTGATGCGTATGATGTCAATATGACTTATATTCGTTATGCATTACGTGATGAATGGATGGGTATTACAGTCGGCACGTATGAACAACATGAGCGTTATATGTCTAATCGTCGTTGTCGTATGTTGGGTGTACCTGTAGCCGAGTTACCATTCGAACCTACCGAACCATCGTTAACATGGCTAGATGAAATGAATGGTCATCGTAAAGAGAAGAATTTCTTCGAGTCTCGCGTGACAGAATACAGACAAGGTTCTTCACTCGACTGGGATAAATAAGAACGACATATACCCCACACCGTGAGGTGTGGGGTATATGCTGCCATCAAGAAATATCACAATGCATTTTATTTCAGATACATATTACCATAATGAACATTTTCCCGTACGATACATTTTAGCCAGTGTATTGTGCATATCCCAGATCTCATAAGGAGAACTATCATGGCTTTAGTATTAAACGATCGTCGTCAATTGACTGACCTAATGCTTTCTTCAGTTGCAATGTACAACATTGCACTAGATGGATCGCTAGGTGTCGGCGCCAAGATGAAACATAACTTGGCCACGCAGGGTGGAGAGCGCGTTATCCTCTCCATGTACGTTCTAGAAGATGTGCTTAAACAGCGCATCGGTGTCATCTCCTTTAACAAGGCGGTGGCAAAGATCGGTACCCACCGCCGCGCGTCGAAGTCTTACCCCAACGCAATGTGCTGGAAAGTAGATATCACTGACGTTTGTTAGTGATATCTACAAAAGAATACCCTGCGCAAGCGGGATTTCTTTTTTTGTTTAGAACTCACCCATAGCTATCGCGTCATCCATTAGATCACCCCATTCAAATAACGTAGGTGTTTTGTAAATCATAGTGGATAACTCCAATGCATTGGATACACCGCCTGTGAGATTCAACCCTATCACACGACGTTGTTGTTCTGTAAAACCATCCATGTGCGATAGCTCACGCATGGTTGTTGCTTTAGAGATGTTGCATGTAATCTGCTCTGTAGGATACGTTGCCTTTACATCACTGTCAGCAGCATGGATACGTATCATAGACCGCAGGTTAGGGAACTCACGAATAATGGCTAAACCGTTATCATCCATGTTATCCGATGGCAATGTACAAATCCATTGGTCTACACCTATAACGAATTCATCGTTCTCATGCGTCATGTCTTGGCCTGTGGAACCCACCACCTGTCCTCTGTCTAAGAAGAAGTAATGTAAGTCATCCATGATACGACGTGGGTTAGATGGGAAGTTTACATAATCCGAATTACCGCAGTTAGCATCAAATGCAATAGATAAGTCAGTGGTTTTCTCATCTAAGAACTCTACGGACATACAGTCGTAAATGTTATAAACGACATAAAAGAACGGGAAGTCCTGTTGCATTTTCTGGTGCCAACGTAATCCTTTTAAATGTTCTACTTCGGACAAATGTAGCTTACCACGAATGTCATGTTTCTTTAACATGAAATCTAAGCCGTACGATGCATCATTGCCTTTGGCTAGTCGTAGCTTTTTATATAGACACATCGAATCCATGAAATAGAAAGATGCGGGACATTCTACACTGTGCCATCTATCGGCCGGATGTTTAGATAGTGTTGTACCATCCTGCGTCACTTTCTGTGCAGCACCTTCACGGTATTTGAAATGTCTGTACTTTACAGGAACACGTGGATCACTAAACACATCGGCTAGATTGTATCCATCTTTATCTAATGCTTTTACAATGCGTGGTACGTCGAAGTTGATGTTCCATACGGTAATGAAGTCAGGCATCCATTCATGTGCACGTTTTAGAACATGTTCACAGCACTCACCCGGTGTATCGAACAGCACGATCTCTACGTTAGCGTTACGCGCTTTTAATTCTTCGGACAAGTGTTTCTGTAGTAAACGATTTACGTTCGTTATTGGGTCACGTACGCGCTTTAGGAAGCGGGTGTTAATCGCTGTAACAATGCGGTCTTTAAATGACAATGTGACTAAAATGATATCACCTGTACCTGAGATAACATCTGTCTCGATATCGAGTACCGCTACGGTGGCCGTAGGATGTATGCATGTAGGGTATTGTTTACGATACGCTTTCTTGAGCAATGCTGTAGAACTAATATCACATCCG